TTTATTCTATCAGATTTTTGCCTATCTCTCTTTCCTTTTTTCTGAACTTTTGTCCAATATCTATTGTAGCACTACACTAAAATTTCACACTTTTTCTTGATGCTACTTGAAAAAAGGCAGTTTATGTGGTATAATGAATAATGAATGTAAATTTGCGTAAAGGACTATTTCTATATGAAAAAATGGAGAATAAACAGACCTGACCCTGTGAAAACTGCAGAGTTTATGAACAAGTGTGACTTAAAAAGCCTTACCCTAGACGTCATGACTTCAAGGGGGTTCACTGACTTTGACAGCCTTGCTGATTTTTTTAAAGGCGAAGAACTTAGTGATCCTTTTCTTATAAAGGATATGGCTATAGCCACCGAGGTGATAAACAAGGCGGTTGATCAGTATGACCTTATTTGTATTTACGGTGACTATGACTGCGATGGAGTTACGTCCACCACTATACTTTACAACTATCTTGAAAGCATGGGCGCAAACATTATGTACTATATTCCTGAGCGTGAGGCTGGATATGGCATGAACATGGAAGCTATTGAAATGCTTGCAGAAAAGGGTGTTAAGCTTATCGTCACTGTGGATAACGGCATTTCTGCGGTTGAGGAAGCTGAGCGTATTGCTGAGCTTGATATGGAACTTGTTATCACAGATCACCACCAGCCGCCTGAGAAGCTTCCGAGGGCAAGGGCTATCGTTAATCCGCATCGTGCAGATTGTCCTTCGTCATACAAAGACCTTGCAGGAGTTGGTGTAGCTTTCAAGCTTTGTGCTGCACTTGACGGCGGCAGTTATGACACTGTTATGGAACAGTATGCCGACATTTGTGCTATCGGTACAGTTGCGGACGTTGTGCCACTCACAGGGGAAAACAGAACTATTGTCAAGCGTGGTCTTGAATATCTTGCAAACACCGAAATATTGGGACTAAACTATCTTATAGATAAAGCAAAGCTTGATAGAAATGCTCTTGACTCAACAGGCATTGCTTTTAGGATTGCCCCTGTTATAAACGCTTCGGGCAGATTTGGCTCACCACTTACAGCGGTAAAAACACTTCTCAGCGAAGACCCAGAGGACGCTGAGAATTATGTTGACACTCTTTTAAATCTTAACGCCCAGCGCAAGCAGACGGAAACAGAGATAATGACAGAAATAGTAAACCATATAAACGCTCACCCTGAAACTCTTGACCATAGAGTGCTTGTGCTTTCAGGCAAGGGCTGGCATCACGGAGTTATTGGCATTGTTTCTTCACGCATTTTGGAATTTTACGGAAAGCCGAATGTTATAATCTCCATTGATGATGATGGAAACGCACGAGGCTCTGCGAGAAGCGTAAAGGGCTTCAATATATTCAAGTGTTTTCAGCATTGCGGAGAGCTGCTTGATAAATTTGGTGGACATGAGTGTGCAGGAGGTCTGTCGCTGAAGGCTGAGAACATTGAAAAGTTCACTCAAATGGTGTATGAATACAGCGATCCTATGGAGAAATTCCCTAGCGTTGAGCTTATAGCGGATAAGCTTCTTATGCCGCAGGATATCAACCTTGATAATGTAAAGGGTCTTGCCGCAATGGAGCCTTTTGGTGCAGAGAACCCTGTTCCAGTTTTTGCAATGCTTGGAGTAAGAGTAGATAAGATAATACCGCTGTCACAGGGCAAGCATACAAAGATCGAGTTTTCATACGGAAGCTATAGAGGACAGGCTCTTATTTTCTCCCTTGCACCTGAAAAAGCTTGTTTCGCAGTTGGCGATAAACTTGATATGCTCGTGGAGCTTGGAATAAATGTGTTCAATAACCGTGAGTCCATATCCATAAGAGTTATCGACCATAGATTGAGTGGAGTAAAGCAGGAAAGATATTTTGCGGCAAAGGATTGTTATGAAAAGCTCATGCGCGGGGAACAGCTTCCTGCAAGTTTTATACGAAAAATAATCCCGACAAGGCAGGAGCTTATCGGCGTATATAAATACATAAGTGCAGTTAAGAATATTACGTTGGATAATCTTTTCATGAAAATATCAGGTGACAGCATGAATTATTGCAAACTGCATATTTGCGTTGATATTTTCCGTGATAAGGGTCTTATTGAGTTCAGACCCGCAACTATGAAAATAAGCTACGTTGTGCCGAAACAAAAGGTAAATCTTGAGGACTCTGAAACTCTTGTTAAGCTGAATGAAATGCTTGGAAAGGCAGGTAACTAAAATGTCAGATAAAGAGAATATTTTGCTTGATCCTGCTGAAATGGATAAGATAGAAAATATGCCTGAGATAAAAACTGTCAGTGAAGAAGATCTTCCTGCCGAATCCGAGGTTAAAGAGCAGTTTGAAGAAAAGCCTGCTCCTACGGCTTCGCCTGACTATACCGACGCTGTGCCTGAAGCTTCAAAGCCTGAGCATATAGGTGAGAGGTCGGTGTGTTCCATTGATGCACTTATTCAGAAAATACTTGATGGCGAGAGGCAGTACGATCTGTCAAACATCGTTTCCGCCTATGAACTTGCTGAAAAGTATCATCACAATCAGAAAAGAGAGTCTGGCGAGCCGTATATAACCCACCCTCTGTCTGTTGCATATATTCTTTTGGAGCTTGGCATGGATACTGATACTATTTGTGCAGCACTTCTTCATGACGTTGTGGAGGACACTCCATGCACTCTTGAAGAATTACAGAAGAATTTTGGCTCAGACGTTGCAATGCTTGTAAATGGCGTTACAAAGCTGAAAAAGGTAGAAACTTTCACCAAAGACGAGCAGAAAGCTGAGAATATCAGAAAAATTCTTCTTGCAATGAGCGAGGATATTCGTGTTATTATCATAAAACTTGCAGATAGACTTCACAATATGCGTACTCTTAATTATTGCAAAGATTCAAAACGCAGAACTATCGCCCATGAAACAATGAACATCTATGCACCGATAGCTCACCGCCTTGGAATACGCTCAATTAAAGATGAATTTGAAGATCTTGCTTTTTACTATCTTGATCCATATGCTTATGCCGAGATAGACGAGCAAATGCAGCTCAGAAAGGGCAGCCGTGAACAGCTTGTTGAAAACATCAAGCACAAGATACATGACAGGCTTGAAAAGGATTTTGACCCTGTTCCCCTTATCGAGGGTCGAGTTAAAAGCAATTATGGTATTTATAAAAAAGTATATCGTGACGGCAAGGAGATAGACCAGATATATGATCGCTATGCCGTAAGAATTATCGTCAATACAGTTACCGAGTGCTATAACGTACTTGGCATAATCCACGATATGTTCAGACCTATCCCAAACAGATTTAAGGATTATATTTCCACGCCTAAGGCTAATATGTATCAATCTCTTCACACAACTGTTATCGGCAGAGAGGGAATACCTTTCGAGGTTCAGATAAGAACATGGGAAATGCACAGAACGGCTGAATATGGCATCGCAGCTCACTGGAAATATAAAGAGGGCGTAAGGGGTAGCTCAAAGGACGATCAGCGCCTTGCATGGATAAGACAGATAATCGAGTCACAGCAGGAGTCAAACGACGTTGAGGAGATAGTAAGGGCTATCAAAAATGACCTTGCCCCTGAGGACGTTTTTGCTTTCACTCCAAAGGGCGATATGATAACACTGCCTGTCGGATCAACTGTTATCGACTTTGCTTACGCTATCCACACACAGGTGGGTCATAAGATGTGCGGCGCAAAGGTAGACAAGAAAATGGTGTCTTATGATTATCAGATAAAAACAGGCGAGATAATCGAGATACTTACTACCAACGTTGAAGGTCATGGCCCAAGCCGTTCATGGCTTAATATCTGCAAGACCAATGAAGCCAAATCAAAGATACGTTCATGGTTCAAAAAGGAAAGACGAGAGGAAAATATCTTTGAGGGCAGAAATGCTCTTGAAAGAGAGTTCCGCAGAAATAATATAAGAGTGCCTGAGGAAGAACTTGAGGACTTTCTCAAAATGGATATGCACAGACACAGTTGTGATACCCTTGACGACTTCTTTGCAGCTATCGGCTATGGTGGAGTTCAGCTTTCAAAGGTGATGCAAAGGCTGAAATCTGAGTATAATAAGAAATATGGTGAAAAGGCTCAGCCTGATACTTCTGACCTTGAAAATAAGATAAAGACTTCTAAAAATTCCACAGGCGTTATCGTTGACGGCATCGACAACTGCGCTATCAAGTTTGCACAGTGCTGTAATCCGCTTCCAGGTGATGAGATAGTCGGCTTTATCACGAGAGGTCACGGCATATCTGTGCATAAAAAGGACTGCGTGAACTATCTTTCGCAGAAAGATGATCCTGAGAATGCCGCACGTTGGATAAACGTCAAGTGGGAAAGTGCAGAAAAGCACACGGGCTACTTTAAGTGTACTTTGGATATCGTTGCGGTGGACAGAATAGGTCTGCTGGCAGACGTTTCGTCAGCGCTTGCAATGATCAATATTTTTATCTATGAGTCAACCTCAAGGGAACTGAAAAACGGCAATGCAATGCTTTCAGTAACTGTCAGCATTGCAGGAATGGAACAGCTCAACAATGTTATAAATAAGCTTCAGAAAATAAAGAATGTAATTTCTGTTGAGAGAAGCGGTAAATAAGAAAGGACAGATAATGAAAATATATAGGCTCAAACCATTGAGTGTTTGTGAAACGAACAGCTATATTGTTGCAAGCGAAGAAAATAACTGCGTCCTTATCGATGCGCCTGCCGACCCTGATTATATTCTCGGCGAGATAGAGAGTCACGGTCTTACGCTGAAAAAGATCTTTCTTACACACGGCCATTTTGACCATATCGGTGCTGTGGCTGACCTTGTAGACAGGACAGGCTGCGAGGTGTATATCCACATTATGGATAAGCCTAAGCTTACAGATGACGCAGGAATGCTTGCAAATCTTTTCAGAATAAGAGGACACAGAAATTACACAGGCAAGGTCAATGTGTTTACAGAGGACGATATACTAAAGCTTGACGAGCTTGAATTTGACGTGTTGGAAACACCGGGACATACAAGCGGTTCTGTCTGTTTCATATGCGGTATGAATATGTTTTCGGGAGATACTCTCTTTTCAAGAAGCGTTGGCAGAACTGATATGCCTGACGGAAGCAGTACAGCCCTTATGAAGTCGCTTATGAAAATAGCTGATCTTGGGGGAAATCTCACTGTTTACCCAGGTCACATGAACGTCACAACACTTGACGCTGAGAGAAAGTATAACCCATATCTCAGGCAGGCTGCGGAGGCTTTGAAATGACTCTGATATTCAGCGGCAATGATTATAAATATGAGCTTGAGGGAGTAATGAAGCTTTTTATCCCTGCAACGCTCTTTACCCACGTTTTTTCTGACAATATAGACACAGAGGACGATTATGTGTTCGCTCAGAAAAAGGATAACGCTGACAATGTTTGTTTGATCGTTAAGGTGAGATATGATGGCAAGACTTGCGAAAAAGAGGAGTTTGTGCATTTTGAAAGCGACATGGAACTTTCGCTGTCAAGACTTCTTTTTACGGCAATGAGCGAGATAACAGGCATTGTGCCGAAATGGGGCGTTATAACGGGAATAAGACCTGTGAAGCGTGTGAATGATATGCTCAGTGAGGGCATGAACAAGGCGGAGATATTTAAAGCCATGGAGAGCAGATATCTTTGCAGCGAAGAAAAGTGCGATATTGCATACAAAACTGCTATAACCCAGAAGCCTGTCCTCGATGAGCTTGAAAAGGACAGCTTTAGTCTTTATGTGTCAGTGCCGTTTTGTCCCACAAGATGCTCCTACTGTTCTTTCGTTTCGCAATCTATCGAGGGCTGTATGAAGCTTATCCCTGAGTATGTGAACAAGCTGTGTGAGGAGATAGTTTATACTGCGAAGATAACGGAAAAGCTTGGTTTGAAGCTTGACACCGTATATTTTGGCGGCGGCACTCCTACCACGCTCACTGCTGCTCAGCTTGACAGAGTTATGAAAGTCATTGCAAACAGCTTTGATATGTCAACTGTCCGTGAATACACTGTTGAAGCGGGAAGGCCAGACACCATAACTGAAGAAAAGCTGAAGGTGCTTAAAGCAAACGGCTGTGGCAGAGTATCTATAAATCCACAGACTTTGAATGACAGCGTTCTTGAGGCTATTGGCAGAAAGCACACAACTGCACAGTTTTTTGACAGCTTTGACCTTGCAAGAAAAGTTGGTTTTGACTCTATAAATACTGATATAATTGCAGGTCTGCCAACAGACACAGTGGAGAGCTTTGAGAATACCATTGATAAGCTTATCGAGCTTGCTCCTGAGAATATCACTGTACATACACTTTCCATAAAGCGTGCGGCTAGGCTAAATCACAGTGGTGACAGGGAAGTGCTGAAAAATCCAGCCGATAAAATGGTAGAGTATGCCACAAAAAGACTTCTTGAAAGCGGCTATCTGCCTTATTATCTCTACAGACAGAAGAATATGCTTGAAAATCTTGAAAATATAGGCTGGACAAAGCGGGGCCACGAGAGTTTGTATAATATCTATATAATGGAAGAGGTTCAGACCATACTTGCAATGGGTGCAGGTGGCTCGACAAAGCTTGTTGACAAAGAGGGCGGACGTTTGGAGCGTGTGTTCAATTACAAATTTCCGCTGGAATACAATAAGCATTTTGAGCTTATGCTTAAGCGAAAAAATGAGATAGAGGAATTTTATGCTAAAGAAAAATGAGATTATCAGGCTGGAAATAAGCGGTATGACAAATGAGGGCAACGGAGTAGGAAAGCACGAGGGCATTGCTGTTTTCGTGCCTTTTACTGTTATTGGCGACGTTATCGAATGCAGGATAGTCAAGGTCTGCAAAACGTATTGCTATGGCATTATCGAAAATATTGTAAGTGGTTCGGTTGAAAGAGCGAAGAACGATTGCCCTGTTTATTCAAGGTGTGGCGGTTGTTGTTTTCGTCACATGAGCTATGAGGAAGAATGCCGTGTAAAAGAGCAGTTCATAAAGGATTCATTTGAGCGTATTGGTAAGCTTTATCCTGAATATGACAGCTTTGAGGGTTGTAAACAGCTTGTCGGCTATCGCAACAAGGCGCAGTACCCTGTAGCAGAGCAGGACGGCATGGCAGTTTGCGGATTCTATTCAAGGCGTTCTCATCATGTATGCGATCACACTGATTGTGCGTTACAGCCTGCTATATTTAAAGCTGTCGCTGATGACATAATGGCTTATGTGAACGAGCGTAAGATAAAGGCATACAACGAGAAATCGGGAAGTGGTCTGCTCAGGCATATTTATCTCAGGCGTGGCGAACACTCAGGCGAGATAATGGTCTGTCTTGTTATTACCGACCTTAAAAAGCGTTGCGTATTTGATGTGCTTGTGGGTGAGCTTTGCAAAAAATATGCTGATATAAAGAGTATAGTTTTCAATGAGAATAGCCGAAAGACTAACTGTATACTCGGACAGAAGCTTGTTACTGCGTATGGAAGCGACACGATACACGATACCATGTGTGGAAATGATATAGAGATATCGCCGCTGTCGTTTTATCAGGTAAATACAATTCAGGCGGAGCGACTTTATGAAATCGCCGCAGATTATGCTCAGCTGACAGGAAAGGAAACTCTTCTTGATCTTTACTGCGGTGCAGGAACGATCGGTTTGTCAATGAGCAAAAAGGTGAAAAAGCTCATAGGTGTTGAGATAATAGAGTCTGCAATAGACAATGCAAAACGAAATGCCGCAGCAAACAATGTCACAAATGCGGAATTTATATGTGGTGATGCAGGAAAGATAGCAGAGATACTTTACAGCCGTGGCGAGCGACCAGATGTGATAATAGCTGATCCTGCAAGAAAGGGCTGCACTAGGGACGCACTGGAGTACATGGCAAAAATGTCCCCTGACAGGATAGTTATGATATCCTGCAATCACGCTACTGCTGCTAGGGACTGTGCTGTGCTGGAGGAGTTGGGGTATAAGACGGTCAAGGTCAAGGGCGTGGATCTGTTTGGTAGGACGGGGCATGTCGAGTGCGTCGTATTGATGTCAAGGGTTGATAAATAGTGTATGAAAAAGGCTTGAATATAGGAATTTCCGAGAGTTAAGGTTAGAGCTTTGGCTCTCGGATTTTTTGCCTTATCAAAGAACCAAACATATCCATGTTAGATTTATCGGAAGGTTGAGTTGACAGGATTGAAAGTGTGTAGGTTGTGGAGATAGGATTGTTAATGTTTATTTTATATTACAAATATTAGTAAACAATAAAAAACCGTATAAAACATCATAAAACATTGAAATTGAAGATTAAGTATGTTATATTAATATTGGGTTTTTATATCTACTTGTATTGTATAGAGGTGATAGCGATGAATGAAAATATAAGTGAAAAATGGATAAGTATTGATGAAGCAGCAGAACATTTAGGCATTAAACCTGTAACCGTACGAGATTGGATAAAGAAAGGAAAAGGTATTCCAGCTCATAAAATAGGTAAAAAGTGGAAATTTAAATATTCTGAATTAGATGCCTGGGTAAAGAGCGGACAGAGTGCCATAGAATAATTTGACAGGTAGGTGCAAAATGGCAAATGATATGTTAATTAACGCATTGAAAATAACGAATGGTTATCTAAATCAAAATTATAGTAATAATGAATTAAAGATAATCCGCAAAGAAATCGATGCTATTATAGGAGAATCTTTAGCTGTTGATGATTCTTCTAATAAACCTTATTCATATGAGGAGATGCAAGAAGTATTATCAACCTTAAATGAAAAAGAAACTATAAGGAAGAATAAGGGTGTTTATTACACTCCAATAGATGTTGTAAAGTTTATACTAATTAACAGCGTTAAAATGGTATGTAACAGACTGAAACCCAATAATCTTCATGTGTTAGATTTAAATGGAATTCCATACAGTACATTCTGTTATGAGAAAACGGTGTACGACCCAACGTGTGGTTCAGGTGTTTTTTTGTTGGCTGCATTGGAACTAAAGTTGGATTTACTTGATTTACATCACACTGATGTTACGAAGGGAAAGATAAAAAATGTTGTTGAATCTATAAAGGGTAATGACCTAAACAGAGATTCAATTACTATTACTAAAATTAGACTTTTTCTATGTGTGTTGCATAGACATGGTGTGGCAAAAGCAAAAGGACTTTCGGAAGTACTTAATAACTGCTATGAATGTTATGACTATGTAGAACACAAATCAGAGAATGAAAATGAGTATGACATTATCATAGGAAATCCACCGTATGTAGAAGATACGAAAAGTGAGTCGATTCCCGAAAAAAGATATGGAAACATATATGCTAATGTGTTGGAGAATGCATCATTGCAGTTAAAACCTGGTGGTGTTATGGGATTTGTAATCCCGTTGTCATATGTTTCAACACCAAGGATGAAGAAGATTCGTGATGAGCTATATATCACGGTGCCAGAACAGTATATTCTAAGTTATTCGGATAGACCAGATTGCCTATTTACTTCTGTACATCAGAAACTTTGCATTTTGTTTGGAAGAAATAAAAATAATATACGTGAAATATCTACAGGAAATTATAGATATTGGTATAAGGAAGAAAGACATGATTTATTTAATACTGCTGAAGTTGTGAAGAATAATTATGTGAAGGATGAATACATTCCAAAGTTGGGAACAAGGCTTGACACTTTTATATATAGGAAATTAATTGGTTTTAATACACCTATTATTAATTTGCTTGAAAAGGATGATGGCGCACCGTTATATTTGAATATGAGGGCGGCATTTTGGATCAAGGCTTTCTTAAATAAACACACAGGTTCTGAATACAAAACATTCAAATGCGAGAATCAAAATTATGCTAATTTTTGTATGTGCTTGCTTAATTCTTCGTTATTTTGGTGGTATTGGATTTGTGTATCCGATTGTTGGCATATTACAAGAAAGGAATTGCTTGGATTTAAAGTGCCGGAAATCGATGATTTTGCAGAAGTAGATAGATTGGCAATCACATTGGAGAACCAACTGGAGGAAACTAAACTATATGTAGGCACAAAACAAACAGAGTATGAGTATAAACATAAGGAGTGTGTTGATACAATTCACCAAATTGATGATTATATCAATGCTCTATATGGCTTGTCCGAAGAAGAAGGGCTGTATATAAAGAATTTCGCTTATCGATATAGAATCGGTGGAGGTGTTGAAGATGAACGTAATTGATTTGTTTTCAGGATGTGGTGGTTTATCACTTGGCTTTATTAAGGATGGATATACTATAAAGAAAGCAGTGGAATTTGATGCGAATATAGCTAACACTTATAAGAAAAATCATCCTGAAGTGGACGTTATCGTTGATGATATAAGAAATATTGACCAATCTGGTGTATTTAAAGCTGGAGATGCCGATGTGATTATAGGTGGACCACCTTGTCAGGGTTTCTCTATGGCAGGAGCAAGAATAAGAACAGGTTTTATTGATGACCCTCGGAACTATCTCTTCAAACATTATTTTAATGTGGTTAAAACAGTGAAACCTAAAGCTTTTGTTATGGAAAATGTTAAGGGCATTATGACTATGCAGGATGGAAAAATATTTGAAGAAATTCTTAGAATATTTTCAGATGCTGGAATGTTGGATGGAAAACCATATAATATACACTATAAAGTAGTCAAGGCTAGTGAATTTGGTGTTCCACAAAAAAGAGAACGAGTGATAATCATCGGAACGCAAGCATCAGGATTTGATTTTGAAGATATGTGGGAGCAAACAAAACAGGATATTATCATGGAGTATCCACATTATTTTGATGCTGTTACTGTAGAGGATGCAATCGGAAATTTGGGAGCCACAACGGTAGATGGAAATATTGAGAACCCAGCACCAATTTCGGAGTATCAGAAATATTTATCATCAGAAGGTGCTGAATTGAGTAATCATACAAAAACAAACCATTCCCGTGTTGCAGTAGATCGAATGAGTCGAGTCGCAAATGGTGAGAATTTTACTTCATTGGAGGAAACGATAAATTCGGTTCATAGTGGATCATATGGAAGGCTGTGCTGGGACGAACAAGCTCCAACTATTACAACAAGGTTTGATACGCCTGCAGGGGGAAGATTTATTCATCCTGTCGAAAATAGAACGCTTTCACCAAGGGAGGCGGCAAGAATACAAAGCTTTCCAGATGATTTTGTTTTTTACGGAAACAAAACATCAATATGTAAAATGATAGGAAACGCTGTCCCACCTAAAGTGTCATACTTCTTGGCACGTTTAGTAAACAAAATATTAGAGTTGGAGGTATAAGAAAATGAATTCAGTTTTACAAGACAAGCTAAACGAATTAGAAAACGCAAATGATTATGAGTGCTGGTATTTGGTAAAACAGCCTACAGCATTTGATAATATTTGTTATCTTGTGTCTTTCTTGAAGGAATTTAAATCAAAAAGCGCATCGGAAAATTTGCAAGATTTTATAGGGAAAAAAGTAGTTGAGGTAAATGCAAGCAAGCCAAATGTTGAAATATCAAATAATTATCGTGCATTGCGTGTTGCAGCTTTCTTTGGATTAATTACGATGACTTCATCAAAATATGAAGAGGCTATTATTACAGAGACTTTTGAAGAAATAAACAATAGATGTGGTGGTGCATTTGAAAACAAAGAATTATATGAAGATATTATTCAAAGACAGATTGAAAAGATGTACATTAGTTCGAATGTAGATGAAGGACATAATGGTGTTCGACAGGAGTTCCGTTTGTATCCTGTAATGTTGCTTTATAAAGTTTTGCTTGAATTAGGTCGTTCGACTGGAAAGTACAAAATAAGCATGACTGAATATCGTTATTTGGTTGCAACAACAAAGGTATTTGAAAATTTCCTTGAGACTCTTTTACTTATCAAATTGCTAAGAGAAGATACTTCCGCAAATGCTGAATTTGAACAGTATCGCACTAAATTTGATAACAGATTGATACAAGCACTTAAGCAATTGCCTACATTGATAATTGATCGTGATTCCATATCAATTAATCCGGATGCAGTTGAAGAAGTTGCAAAGAAGATATTCATCTTTGAAAGCAATCCGAATATTTTTGCTACCGAAAATTATCTTGGTTTCTTGGGTTCTACGAAATCTTTGTTTGAACTTGATGAGTTCGAAGGCGAAAGCACGATAGATGATGTACAGAATTCAGAAACTGTAAATTACGATAAAGTACCACGTATTGATAAAGGAACAAATGTCCTTCTTTATGGTGTCCCGGGTTCAGGTAAAAGCTGGACTATTGAACATGAATATTGTAAAAAGGATACCAATGTAGAGCGCTTGGTGTTCCATCCTGATTATACTTATTCTGATTTTATCGGTCAGATTTTACCTAATGTAGACGAGGATGGACAGGTAAGTTATAAGTTCACAGCAGGTCCGTTTACCAATATTTTAGCCGATGCATATGCTCATCCACAGGAAGAATATATTTTGATTATTGAAGAAATTAATCGTGGTAATGCACCTGCTATTTTCGGAGAAGTATTCCAGTTGCTGGATAGAAAGACTGAAATACGAGATGTAGATGACGATGGTTATCCTATTGGCACAAGTGAGTATGGTATTACAAATGCTAATATTGCGGCTGTCGTTTATGGTGATGCAAAGCACAAAGTTCGTATCCCATCTAATCTCTCGATTATCGGTACAATGAATACCTCAGACCAAAATGTATTTACTCTTGATACGGCTTTTCAACGTAGATGGGAAATGCGTTTGATTGAGAACAATTTTGAGCATGTAGATAGAAAATTAGCAGATGCTGAAATTCTTGATACAGGTATTACTTGGGAAGTGTTCTGTACACAGATTAATAAAATTATAGTTGGCAACAATGCAAGAATGACATCTGCTGAAGACAAACGTCTTGGTGCATATTTCGTTCATTTGAGAGATTTGGAATACAATCCAAGTATGGGAAATTTGTCAGATGGTGAATATGATGAATTGCGCACTAAAGAAGAGGACAAGACTATTACAGACACAGAAAAAAACAGACTGGCAGAAATACGTGCCGCAATGAAACAAAATCGCAAATTCCCAGAAAAGGTAATAAAATATTTATGGGATGATGCGTTCAAGTTTAATAGAGAGATTGTTTTTGAAACGTCAGAATTCCAAAGTTTGGAACAAGTAATCAGGACTTTTATGTATGCAGAAAAACTTGAACGTTTTGCAATGTTTAAAGATAATGTAAGAGACGCATTTACTAATCCGGAAGAGTAAGGTGGTGATTCTGTATGGATTTAGATTCAGCATTATACATGGCAATGGTTGATGATGATATTACTAAACATTGCCATGTTAATTCAAATGAAGATGGTGACCGTTTTGTTGGCATTAAAGCTGATTCAGATAATGCGATGGTCTATTTTCCTATCGGATATCAATTGCCTGAAACAGATGCAGAAATCAGAACGGACATTAAACACTTGATTCAAGTGCTGTCGGAGTTTACAACTAAAGAAGATCGCTTGCTTGCAATAAACAAATTTGCAGCTCCCCAGACTGTTGATTTTCCTATCAATGCCTATAAGGGTGTTATAGAATATTATTTTTCTATCGGTGGTAACTATTATGTAGAGGTTGATCCTACATATAAAACAAGTGCTACTGGAAAACAGGACTGGCCTAAAACCGTGCGAAATCAAGTGCCTTTAGTGCAGCAAAGAGGTGGTGTTAGTTCTTTCATTTACACGGAATTTACTGTAAGAGCAACAACACCCAATGATTCAAAACAGATAACTCAGATTAATCGTTTCTGTGTATATGAAGCTTTCAAGAAATTAGGATGGCTGTATGTTCCATATATGCCGGAACAGCCAGGCCCACATCCGGACATAAAGACATCAATTGCTATTTTGAATACAAAGCTTGGAAACACAAATGATGATAAAAAAAGAAATTTGTTTCAGGCAATGAAAGATATGCTCCAATTCATGGATGAAAAGACATCTGATAAACAGTTTTATTTCGGTACGGATGATTTTGACCATGTATGGGAAAAACTAATTGATAGAGCATTTGGAGAAAAGGATAAAGATAAATATTTCCCACGTTCAAGGTGGTTGCTTGATTATGGTAAATATAAAGAAAAACGTCCACTTATGCCGGACACCATTATGATTTACAATGACAAGTATTATATTCTTGATGCAAAATGCTACAAATACGGCTGGACAGGTATTCCTGATCATTTACCAAACAGTTCTTCTATTAATAAACAGATTACATATGGAGAGTATTTGGAGAAGTATAAAGGTGTTAATGCTGATTCATTATTCAATGCTTTTATCATGCCTTATAACATGAACAAGAACTTTTTTGAACTTGATACCGTTGTTGGAAACATCGGAGAGGCAGTCGGTGATTGGCGTAAAAATCAGAAATATTATGAACGCATACAAGGTATCGTAATGGATACAAGATATCTGATGTATCATTATACTGGAAATCCAATGAAAGAAAAAGTAGCCCTGGCAGATTGCATAGAGGCTGTTTTGAGCAAAAAACCTGTGCCACCAGCAGCAGGTGCTACACCTATTGCTCTGGTCTCAAAGCCTGTTATCTATGAGAATAATCCTTCATCAACTGTTTCGAGAGTTGCTGAGGAAAAAGCACCGTATGGTATTGATAGACAATAGAAAAAAACTGTGCTATGCAGTAATCGTACTGTATGGCACAGTTTTTTTCTTATTTATTTCTGCTCTCGTTTCTTTTTTCGATATCGGTCTTGTGTAACCCGGTTGCAGCATTCAGTGCTGCAATATTTTGTTCTTGTGGAAGTGGTTTTCACAAGAAAATATTTCTGGCATCGTGGATTTGCACATTGACGATATAATTCAAGGTCTGGTTTTAAATAAAATATTGAGAAATAAATAGCACTGAGCAAAGAATCCACTTTCCAGGAGGGAGACATTGTCTGTACATCATATTTCGGGAAAATGCCACTAAGATTGGCATTGATTTCTTCGCCTAAAACATAGCGGGCAATTTCAATGATAGCGGATTTCATTTCATCATTCATCGCAGATAAATCTGCAGAAGGATATAAGGTTAAACCATTAATCATATCACAGGTTTGTAGCTGACCAAAATCATGATGTAGGTGAAAAAGAAAATCTATGATTTTTCTCTCCATTGGAGAGCCGTTGTAATTACAGTATAACATTGTGATTTGCTTGTAAAATGGTGTGATAGAGATTGTTCCATTTATTGATGTGCCACTCACAATATCATTATACTCATTAATATCAAATTCATATGATGGTGTGACAATGGTGTCAGAAACCGTGTAAGTGTCTTTTTTAAAAGCCTCTTGCTGTCTCTCCCAACTAAGCGACACGGTACTTGCTTTGCTCATCGTATCCATGAAGGAGTGTCTACAACTTGTGTATGGCTCTGGCATGGATTCCATTTTTATCTGAAGTGGTTCTGACATCATCAAATATAATGCCAAATGGGTTATTTTTTCGTAATCCTTATGAATTTCATTGACCGCAGTCATCAGTTCGACCGTTGCTTTGATGCGAAGAATGAGTTCATATAGCAAATCTGCATCTATGCTTTCGTATTCTGAATGACTGACCGGAAATAAGAATCCATTGTGCTCAAAGAAACTATACAGGTCTTTGAGTTTCTTTGTTGGTAATGAAACAAGTGAACCAAGAATATTATCTTCTTCTGTAGTTCCATTTGGAGCTATTCTCGATAATCCTGTTTTAGCCTTATAACCAAAAAGTAGTGGTTTGTCTGTATAAGACTGAAATTTAAAAGTTTTTTGTGGTGGCATACCGGGAGTGATGTGATTTACATCTTCTACGCAGTCACAAGCATAACTTTTAAATGTAAATACGTTATTTTCAAAAAAATTTTCTATAATTTGAGGCATATTTTTCACCTTTCAATATTTTCAAAGTCATGCTATATCGCATGGCTTTATTTTTTTTACCTATAGATAGTAATGATAAAAACTATGAGATATTGAAATTATACATCATTTCATATATAAAAACAATATTTTAGACATTACGATTTCATAAAAGTTATGCGTAAACTTGCTATCTTCAATTACTTTTAGGCATGTTCTATACTGAATATAGGTTGAGAAACCTAAAATCCATATCAAAAAGTCTGAGTGGCCACAAAGACGGAAAGATACAGAAAAATGCAAACTTCAGCAGTAGTTTTGCGATTTTGATGTACTTTGCCGTGCTTTGTTATGCCGTTTTGCAGATATCTAAGGCTGGTGTATGTCAATCGCACCAGCTTTTTTCATACCTTTCCGTCTTTGACCTTCAGCGGAAAGGACAAATCATGAAAATCAAAGTCAAGTATGAGAACTACAACGAAAACAAGGACCCTATCACTGTGGAGATTGATGTCCCGGATGATGAATGCACTGTGATGGTGGAATTGGACTATCAAAGACGTCTTAGTGCAGCAGAGGATGATGAGGTTGTTGAACGCAGAGATGCTCAAACCATCATGGATGAAGAGTTTAATAAGCCTCTTTATAACAACTGGCACAAAGAACACCGCCATCGTGGCAATTTAAAAAAGCAGTTCCATAAAGAAGATGAAGATGCTGACGAAAGTGATGGCTTGGACACTGTTGGAGATTACTCGCAGGAAGAGGAACGTAACCGTCAGTACGAGTACGAGGCACTGTGTCAGAAACTCCGTACCGTGTTAAAGCCTGAGTATGCTGAAGTCATTATTGCTGTGTGTTTGGATGAACTGACGCCGGAAAAATATGCAGCTACCACAGGCGAAAAGAGAGATACCGTCTATAAACGTCTGCAAAGAGCAAAGAAAAAATTTCAGGAATTTTTGCAAGACTGTCCAATCTGACCCTCTCCCAAGGCTACAAGGTAGAGGGGCAACCTCAAATAAATTACAGGAGGTAATTCAGATGAGCGAATTACAGGTTTTTAATAATGCGGAATTTGGCTCTGTCCGCACAATGTCTATTAATGGTGAGCCATATTTTGTCGGTAAGGATGTAGCTACTATTTTAGGATATGCAAAGCCTCTTAATGCACTGGCTATGCACGTTGATGAAGATGACTCCCTAAAACAGGGACTCATCGACAGTATGGGAAGAACGCAGGAAACCATCTTTATCAACGAGTCCGGTCTTTACAGCCTTATTTTTTCAAGCAAGCTACCGACTGCTAAAAAGTTCAAGCATTGGGTAACAAGTGAGGTTCTTCCTGCTATCCGTAAGCATGGTGTTTATGCAGTGGACGAGGTATTGAATGACCCGGATATGCTGATTGCAGCACTGACCGAGTTAAAAGCAGAACGTGAAAAGACAAAAACTCTGATGGAAACAGTAGCAGTACAGAAACAGCAGATTACTGAAATGAAACCCAAGGCGAGTTATTACGATGTTGTGCTGAACTGCAAGGATCTTGTGGCAATCTCCGTAATCGCAAAGGATTATGGATGGAGTGCAAACCGTATGAATCAGTATCTTCATGAAAAAGGTGTGCAGTACAAGCAGGGCAATAAGATCTGGCTGTTGTATCAGAAGTATGCAGAGATGGGTTACACCAGCACAAAGACTCACAGTTATCCGGGCAGTGACGGTTCGATGCATACAGCGGTTCATACATACTGGACTCAGGCAGGACGTCTTTTCATCTATGAACTGTTAAAGGCAGACGGTATTTTACCAACGATGGAGAGGGAGGATGCAGATGACAGATAAATTTAATGCAGAAGGTTACTACGATTCTGTTACTTATGAGGTATTAAACCGTATTGAAAAGGAAGAAAGGGCAGCAAGAAAAGCTGCCTCTTTCAAGCCTGTAGTGTATGTGTGCAGTCCTTATTCCGGAGACATTGAGAGAAATACTGCCAATACAAGAATGTATTCAAGATTTGCTGTTGCAAAGAATACCATTCCGTTTGCACCACATCTCTTGCTGCCGCAGTACATTTCAGAAGAGCATGAGCGTGGTCTTGCTATGTTCATGAATAAAGTGTTCCTTGGTAAATGTGATGAACTGTGGGTGTTCGGTAACAAAATTACAGAGGGCATGGCGGAAGAAATTGAACTGGCAGGAAAAATGAGAAAGAAAATCAGATATTTTTCTGAAGATTTGCAGGAGGTGGAGGCAAAATGAAATTGACGGTTTATACGGCAGACTGCGTGGGCAGTCTGTCTAACTGTGTTTATCCAAATAAACAGATTATCACGGATGAAAAGGCTATGGCTGAGGCAGTGAAACATGACCATGTCACTGCAGAATACAAGGATCATTATCGTGGTAGCTCCAATTTTATCACAGCCGATAACGTTCCCCTTGACTGTGACAACGACCACAGTGATAACCCGGATGACTGGATTACTCCGTTTGAGGTTGCCATGGCTTTCCCGGATGTTGCTTTTGTGGCCGTGTACAGCAGAAATCATATGAAAGTAAAAGACGGAAAATCAGCCCGTCCAAGATTTCATGTGTACTTTGTTATCCCGGAGATTACTGACTCTAAAGAATATACAGCTTTAAAGAAACGCATCGCAGCTTCGTTTCCATACTTTGACGGGAACGCACTGGACAGTGCAAGACTGCTTTTTGGTGTGTCTGCACCACAGGTGGAATTCTATGATGGCAGCAGTAACATTGTAGATTTTCTTGATGACCAGGAATTTGAAACCTGGGATAAGCAGACAAGTCTTGTGCCACAGGGAAAACGTAACAGTACCATGTCCCATTATGCAGGAAGAATCATCAAACGCTATGGAGATACGGAAGAGGCATATCAGCTTTATTTACAGAAAGCAGAAAAATGTGATCCCCCGCTTGATGATGCAGAACTGAAAACCATCTGGAACAGTGCGTTAAAGTTTGGAGCAAAGGTATCTGCACAGGAGGGATACATTCCGCCGGAACAATACAATGCAGGCTATGAACTGAAACCGGAAGATTATTCTGATGTGGGACAGGCTGTTGTCATGGCAAGGGAATATAACGAAAGTCTCAGATATTCCCCTTCCACGGGCTATCTTGTTTACAACGGCAGTTTTTGGGAAGAGTCAGACCCGTTAGCACAGGCAGTGGCACAGGAACTTACTACCCGCCAGCTTGCCGAGGCAGAAACGGAGATTAAGAAAAGGCTCAAAGAAATGGAACAGAATGGTGCTTTTGAAATACTGGCACAGATGGGTGCGAAAAAAGCGGTTGCAGCTTTTAATGAGGAGCAGACTCATTCCTATGAATTATATGAGGATGCCGTCAATTATAAAAAGTATGCCATCAAACGCAGGGATTCCAAGTATATCACATCGGCACTGAAAGAAGTAAGACCGATGGTGGGCATCACGCAGACACTTCTGGATGGAGATGAGTTTCTGTTAAATGCTCCCGGCGGAACCTATGACCTTCGCAAAGGTATGGGTGTTGTAAAAGAACATGATGCATTTGACTATATTACAAAACAGACTGCCGTGGATCCGGGTGGTGAAGGTGCCGATTTGTGGGAGGACGCACTGGATACGTTCTTCTGCAAAGATAAAACACTGATTGATTATGTACAGAAAATAGTGGGTTTGTCTGCTATCGGAAAAGTATATGTGGAGGCACTGATTATTGCATACGGCGAGGGACGTAATGGTAAGTCAACTTTTTGGAACGTGGTATCCAGAGTGCTGGGGGCTTACAGTGGAAATATCTCTGCGGATGTTCTGACGGTTGGGTGTAAAAGAAATGTGAAACCGGAACTTGCTGAGGCTAAGGGGAAAAGACTGCTGATTGCGGCAGAGCTGGAAGAAGGGATGCGTCTTAACACTTCCAATGTAAAACAACTTTGCTCTACGGATGAGATTTATGCAGAGAAAAAATACAAAGCACCCTTTTCCTATATTCCAAGCCATACACTTGTGCTTTATACCAACCACCTGCCGAAGGTCGGTGCGATTGACAAAGGCACATGGCGAAGGCTGATTGTGATTCCTTTTGAGGCAAAGATTGAAGGCAGTAAGGATGTGAAGAACTTTGCAGATTATCTGTTTGAGAATGCCGGAGGTGCGATTCTGTCCTGGGTCATTGCGGGTGCAAAAAAGGTAATCGAGGATGATTACCATATTGAGCCTCCGCAGAAAGTACAGGACGCAATACGCAAGTATAAGAAAAACAATGACTGGATGGCACATTTTCTTACGGAATGCTGTGAAGTGGATGAAAGCTACACGGCAAAGTCAGGAGAGGTGTATAACTCATACCGGGCGTATTGTACCCAGGTGGGTGACTTTATTCGCAGTACGGCAGATTTTTACACTGCCTTGGAAAGCTGCGGTTTCGACCGTAAAAAGACAAGGGATTGTAACCTTATTATCGGTCTGCGATTAAAGTCAGAGTTCTTGGAATAACAAGATATTTTTTATAGTGTGGAGGTCTATGGATGTCTTTTCTATAACTATTCTTAAAGGCATAAAAAATTAGATATATATAAAGTTAGGGAAATACACTCCATAGACCTCCACATAACCCATTGGATGGAGGTGGCGGATTTGAGAGAAAAAGAAATAGAACAGAAATTAGTAACCGAAGTAAAACGATGTGGCGGTATCTGTCCGAAGTTTGTATCTCCGGGATTTGACGGAATGCCGGACCGCCTGGTGCTGTTGCCGGAAGGCAGGTTTGCTTTTGTGGAAGTAAAAGCACCGGGAGAAAAGCCAAGACCATTACAGACCGCAAGACATAAGCTTTTAAGAAAGCTGGGTTTTTCAGTATATGTCCTGGATGGCATGGAGCAGATAGGAGGAATTCTTGATGAAATACAAGCCGCATAGTTATCAGACCTTTGCCACACAGTACATTGAAAATCATAAGGTGGCGGCAGTCCTGCTTGATATGGGTTTGGGAAAAACAAGTATCACACTGACTGCAGTTAATAACCTGCTTTTTGACAGCTTTGATGTACATAAGGTTCTGGTAATTGCACCGCTTCGTGTGGCAAGGAATACATGGAGTGCTGAGATTGATAAGTGGGAGCATCTGTCCGACCTTATTTATGCGGTTGCTGTCGGAACGGAAAAAGAAAGGCTTTCTGCCTTAACATCGCAGGCGGATATTTATATTATCAATCGTGAAAATGTACAGTGGCTTGTGGAGTCAAGCGGTATTCCCTTTGATTATGACATGGTTGTTGTGGATGAACTTTCCTCTTTCAAGAACCACCAGTCAAAACGCTTTAAGGCACTTATGAAAGTAAGACCGTCCGTACAGAGGATAGTCGGTCTTACGGGAACACCAAGCAGTAACGGACTTATGGATTTGTTTGCAGAATTTAAACTGCTTGATATGGGAGAACGGCTCGGAAGGTTTATCGGTCAGTTCAGAACAGCATACTTTAAACCAGACAGAATGAACGGACCAGTCGTGTATTCATATAAACCTCTTCCCGGTGCAGAGGAGCGTATTTATCAGAAAATTTCTGATATTACCATTTCCATGAAAGCTACCGATCATTTGAAAATGCCGGAGTTGGTATCTTCCGAATATGCCGTTTATCTGTCGGATGAAGAAAAAGAACGCTATGAGGAAATGAAACGGGATCTGGTACTGTCACTGCCGGATGGCGAAATAACGGCGGCCAATGCAGCATCTCTTTCCGGAAAACTGACCCAGATGGCAAACGGAGCGGTTTATTCCGATGATGAAGAAATTATAGAAATCCATAACCGTAAGCTGGATGCACTGGAAGACATTATTGAGGCGGCAAACGGAAAACCGATACTGGTGGCATATTGGTATCAGCACGATTATGACAGAATCGTAAAAAGGCTTACAAAAATCGGCATTGATTTCCAGAAACTTGATACCGATGCCAGCATCAGGAAGTGGAATGAAGGAAAGCTGCCTGTGGCACTGATACATCCTGCCTCTGCAGGACATGGCCTTAATTTACAAAGCGGTGGTTCCACCCTTGTGTGGTTTGGACTTACATGGTCATTGGAACTGTATCAGCAGACCGTTGCAAGACTCTGGAGACAGGGTCAGACCTCAAATACCGTTTCGGTACTTCACCTGACTGCCAGGGGTACCATTGATGAAAGGATTATGAGGGCGTTATCCTTAAAGGAGAATACGCAGACCGCTTTAATCGAGGCGGTCAAAGCAGACATGACAATCCAAGGGAATAAAATACCGGAGGTGTCAAAATGACAGCAAAAGAATATTTAGGACAGGCTCGTTTTTTAGATATGCGTATTAATTCCAAGATTCAGCAGGTTGCATCATTGAATGAACTGGCTACAAAGTGTACTGCTACAATATCTGATATGCCGGGGAATCCAAACCGTGGAGGATCCCGTATGGCAGATGCTGTAATCAAGATTATTGACTTGCAGGAAGAAATCAACCGTGATATTGATAAACTTGTGGAACTGAAACGGGAAATTATGGAGGTTATCAGGGCAGTTCCCAATGCGGAGTATCAGACGGTTCTTGAGAAACGGTATCTGTGTTTTAGTGCATGGGAGCAGATAGCCGTGGACATGAACTACAGCATTCAGCACATTCACCGTATGCACTCTGCAGCTTTGAATGAAATCACCGTTCCCCATGATGAGAGTTAATGTGATAGAATGAGAGTCCCCTGCTGTGATATGATTATAATGCAAAAAGAATAATAAACGGGCAACCGTAACAAGCCTTTGTGGGTGTGATACCTGCAAGGGCTTTTCTTATGCAAAAAGGGAGGTGTGGTAATGCCGAGAAAAGCAAAACACCCGTGCCATCACCCCGGCTGTCCAAAGCTGACAGAAGGAAGGTTCTGTGAGGAACACCAGAAGGAGGAGAACAGGCGTTACGAGAAGTACCAGCGTGACCCGGCTACAAGGAGACGCTACGGACGTGCGTGGAAACGCATCCGTGACAGCTATGTTAAGACACACCCCTTCTGTGAGTTGTGCTTCGAGAAGGGAGTGCTAACCGAGGTGGAAGAGGTACACCATAAGATTCCTTTGTCAGAAGGTGGTACCCATGACAGAGACAACCTTATATCTTTGTGTAAGTCGTGCCATGCAAGGATTCATGCAGAGAGAGGTGACCGCTGGCACGGAAGAAAGAGTGATTCTTATGAGTGATGGTCATGACAGTTATTATAAAACTTTTTCATTTTATTAGGAATGACAGTCATGACGGTCATTTCTTAAAAGGCTAGGGGCGGTCAAAATCCCTACCACGGGTCCTAAAGGGCAACGGTGCCGCCCCTTCGTGTGGAAAAAAAGCGTTTTCAAACGGGGTATAACCCCCTGTTGTGAGATTTTATGGAAAGGTGTGAAGAAATGGCGAGAGATGGAACTGCAAGAGGTGGTCCCCGTGCAGGGAGCGGACGGAAGTCCAAGGCTCTTACGGAAAAGATGGAAACGGGAAATCCGGGTGGTAGAAAGCTGAAAGTGATGGAACTGCCGGACACCCCGGATTTGAAGGGTGAGGATGTCCCAGATCCAAAGGACTACCTGAGTGCAAAACAGAAAAACGGAAGCCCCCTTTGTGCAGATGAAGTGTTTAAGGAAACATGGCTCTGGCTGAAGGAACGGGGATGTGAAAAGCTGGTCAGCACCCAGCTTATCGAGCAGTATGCAATGAGCGTGGCGAGATGGCTGCAGTGTGAGCAGGCAATCTCAGATTATGGATTCCTTGCCAAGCATCCGACCACGGGAGCTGCGTGTGCCAGCCCGTATGTGGCTATGTCACAGCAGTATATGAAACAGGTCAACCAGGTGTGGTTTCAGATATTCCAGATCGTGAAGGAGAACTGTTCCGTGGAATTTCAGGGAACCCCACAGGATGACATGATGGAGAGATTATTAAGGAGCAGGAAAGGATGACGGTTATGCAGAAATCAGATGAATTAGCAGAGTTTTTGAAAACACTGAACGGGAATAAAAAGAAAATGACACAGCAGGAATACAGAACCATAAAGGGACAGGCTCTGCATGGGGATGTCATTGCTGCCAGCCGGGGAATGCAGAAACTTATGAGAAGGAGGGGCAACTGATGAGCAGACATACAACGGAAATGAAAATGGTATCGACTGCAAAACTGATACCATATGTAAATAATGCAAGAACCCACTCGCAGGAGCAGGTCAATAAACTCCGTGGCAGTCTGCGTGAGTTTGGATTTATCAATCCTATTATCATTGATGCAGACTATAATGTCATAGCCGGACACGGCAGACTGATGGCAGCAAAGGAAGAGGGGATTGAGGAAGTACCATGTGTGCTTGTGGATTATCTGACAGAGGCACAGAAGAAAGCCTACATCCTTGCAGATAACCGGTATGCACAGGACGCAGGCTGGGATGAGGAAATGTTAAAACTTGAGATTGAGTCCCTGGAGGGAATGGACTTTGATGTATCCCTTACGGGTTTCGATGATCAGGAGATTGCAGACCTGCTTGCCGGGGATGCGGATGATGCCAAAGAGGATGATTTCGATGTGGAAGAGGAACTGCAAAAGCCGTGTTTTTCCCAGCCGGGTGATATCTGGCACATCGGAAAGCACAGGGTTATCTGTGGGGATTCCACCCTGCCGGAAACCTATGAAAGACTGATGGAAGGAAAGAAGGCAAACCTTGTCTGCACCGACCCGCCATACTTTGTGGCGCTTGAGAATGCATCGGGTAAGATTGCAAATGATGACCTTGATGACAAGCAGGGATATGAGTTCCTCATGAAAGCATTTACGAACTTTAAGGACAGCATGGCGGATGATGCATCCATCTATGTGTTCTATGCCACCATGAAAGCCCGTGTGTTTTATGATGCATATGAGGATGCAGGCTTTAAGGTTGGGGCAGGACTGATATGGAAAAAGCCAAGGGCACCCCTTATGCGTACTGACTGGAAGTTCAACATGGAGCCAATCATATGGGGATGGAAAAAAGACGGAAAGCATAAGTGGTATGGTGACCAGAAACAGAAATCCGTATTTGAGTTTGATGGCATTAAAAATTCAAAAGAAGATGGCTTCGGACACCCGTCAAGTAAGCCTGTGCCGCTGATTGCCTATCTGATAAAACAGTGTACCCAGGCAAACGGAATAGTTCTTGACGGATTCCTTGGTTCTGCATCCACACTCATGGCGTGTGAGCAGATGGACAGAATCTGTTATGGTGTGGAGCTGGAGCCAAAGTTTGTGGATGTTGCCGTAAACAGATACATTGAATTCAGAAACGGTGACAGCATGGATGTGTATGTCATCCGTGAAGGAGAGAAAATCAGCTACGAAGATGCTGTGAAAGGACTGGAGGATGCCGATGGAACAACCGAATAAATTTTCACTGACCCTCGGCAGTCTTTTTGACGGTTCCGGGGGTTTCCCATTGGGTGGACTGCTCGCAGGAATCACACCGATATGGGCATCGGAGATTGAGCCGTTTCCGGTACGGGTAACAGAGGTTCGTTTTCCGAATGTGAAACATTACGGAGATATTGCAACATTAAAAGGTTCTGAACTGGAGCCCGTGGATATCATCACATTTGGAAGTCCCTGTCAGGACATGAGCGTTGCCGGGAAGAGAAGTGGTCTTGATGGCAGCCGTTCCAGTCTTTTTTATGAGGCAGTCAGAATTATAAGAGAAATGAGGAAAGCAACACATGGAAAATATCCAAGATACATCGTCTGGGAAAATGTTCCCGGCGCCTTCTCCTCAAACAAAGGAGAAGATTTCAGGGCAGTCCTCACGGAGGTCTGCAAAATCAAAGACGAACAGGTGTCAGTACCTAAACCTTCAAAATGGGAGAATGCAGGACGCATCATGGGAGACGGTTACTCAGTCGCATGGAGACTCCTCGATGCTCAGTATTGGGGTGTACCCCAGAGAAGACAACGTATCTACCTTGTCGCAGATTTTGATGGAGGGAGTGCCGGAAAAATATTATTTGAGTCAGAAGGCCTGTCTGGGTATTCTGCGGAGAGCTTCCAGTCGTGGCAAGGTACTGCCTGCCGTACTTCAGAAAGCATTGGAGAAACAGGCTGCACTGACAGCTTGATGTTTGAAAACCATTCACAGGACAGCAGATACACGGGACCGCTTGATGTGTCTCAAACCATTCTATCTACATTTGGTACAGGAGGAAACAACCAGCCATTTGTGGTACAGCCACCAAAGACTTATGATGTGCGGTTCACATCGGAGGGTACGAGAAATGCAAGGCAGAATGTGTATGAAACGGATACTTCACGCACCATAGATACAGGCGGTAATTCCCCAGATTCCAACCAGGGCGGTGTTGCCGTTGTGCAGCCGAGGGCATTTGGTGTATGCAGTAAAAACAGCAACAGCATGAAATCAGATAATCCAAACAGCGGTTTTTATGAGGCTGATACTTCACGATGTCTTGATGCCAATGGTGGTAATCCTACCTGTAATCAGGGTGGCATTGCTGTGATTGAAGGAAACGGCAGCCGACCTTCCCACAGGGGAGACGGTTATAAGGAATCCGACATCATGTACACATTAAATGCCACAGAGCAACACGCTGTTGCGTTTGCCGAAGTCCATGCAACCTTATCTGCAAATGATGGTCCCAAGGGACCGTCCAGTCAGATGATGAAAAACCCGGAAGAAAACTTCGTGGGTGAACCTTCATACGGCATTGGCAGACCAGCCATGAACCAGGGATACAATGCAAAGTTCAGCTTTCAGATAGAAGAAGAGGTTGAGCCGACCCTTGTGGCTGCGGGGGCAAGCGGAGTGGCACATCCTGTTTTCAGTTCTTCCAAGGCATCTTTCTTTACCTCTGCTGAAGAGGAACTTGCAAATACCCTTGTGGCTACTGATTATAAGGATCCACCGATTGTGAATGATGAAGTGGAAACAGATTATATTGTCCGAAGGCTGACACCAACCGAGTGTGCAAGACTGCAGGGGTTCCCGGACTGGTGGTGTGATGAACTTGGTATAGCAGACCCCGCTGATGAGGATATTGCCAGGTGGAGGGAGGTTTTTGAAACCCATGCCAAAGCAATAGGAAAGACCACAAAACCAAAGTCGGATGCACAGATTCGGAAATGGTTACAGAACCCGCAGAGTGATTCGGCAGAATATAAGATGTGGGGGAATGGAGTGGCACTTCCGAATGTTTATTTTGTGCTTTCGGGCATTATGTATTATGCACAATTAAGTGTCGGAAAGTAAGGGGTGTATTCTACACCTGCAAATGCACATAACCGTTGCTATTTTCGGGGGCTAGAGTGATATATGTAGTACACCAAAAAAGGAGGTAGCAACGATGCAAATTAAGTATGAAGTGAAAGGAAAAGAGAGAAAGGCATTTGTAAATGCATTGGCAGAAATCATGGAATGTCCGGCGGTTTATAAGGGAGTTCCGACCTGCAATTATGAGGTGGATTATTTTACAATCGACCGGGAAGGCACATTGATTTTTGATGACATGGCAGACAGTGAAGAAATAGAGATGGTTCTGGAAAAACTGCTGAAAAAAGGGTACAAAGCTATAGCATCAGAATATGATGAGCCACAGCCAGATATCGAAATGGAAGAGCCGGTTGAGGATTGCCCTCCGGCATATGGAACACCCAAGTCGATGGAACTTACCGTTACCATTCCGCTTGAAAAGGTTAATGTCGGAAACCTTACAAGTCTTCTGGAGGCAAAGGGTGACCTAATCCGAAAGGCACTGGGGATTGAGGACTTAAGATTCACAATTGACGGGGAGAACATTTCTTTCCCTTGGTTTGAAGAAGTCAAGCCAGAGGATGCACTGACCTACACCAAGTTCATTTCTGCAATCTGCGAAATGACGGTAAAGCAGAAGAGAATCACGGCAAAGCCAAAGGCAAACGAGAATGAGAAATACACCTTCCGATGCTTTTTACTCCGCCTTGGATTTATCGGGGATGAGTTTAAGGCAGACAGAAAACTGCTGCTTTCCAGACTGGAAGGTTCATCTGCATTCAGGAACGGACAGAAGGGAGGCGAGCAGTAATGTTTTTCCCACCGAGAAATATTGTTGAGAAAATCAAAAAAGAATATCCAGTAGGAACAAGGGTAGAGCTGGTGCGAATGGACGATGTTCAAGCACCACCTATTGGAACTAAGGGAACGGTAAGAGGTGTAGATGATACGGCATCCATTATGGTTCGATGGGATAACGGCAGTGGACTGAATGTTGTGTATGGGGAGGATTCCTGCAGAAAACTGAAAACGGTAAAGACCATCTGCTACGGGGAAGAAAAGGTGTGGGACAGCCGGGAAGAGGCTATGGACTTTTTCTTCCAAGGAATGATGGCATCTGAGGGAAGTGAACGGCAGAGATACACCAATATTTACCTTAAACTCCAGCTTGGAATGGAAGTATGCAGTGATGAAGATTAGACTGTAAAATACACAGTTTTTCATGGGGTCACTGGCAATCTTTGTGTACATTATGGTGCAGGTATTGCTTGATAATGTGTGTCTTTAGAGTGATATATAGTACTACCGAAAGGGAAAACAACCACACGGAGGTACGGAAATGAACGAAAAAATCACAAGACAGATTGAAGAAATGAAAAAACAGACCCTTGGAGTTGAGGTCGAGATGAATAACATATCAAGAGACAGGGCAGCAAAGATTGCTGCCACCATGTTCGGAACAGGCAGATTTCAGAATACGGCAAGCCGGAACGGATACTGCACATGGTCAGCTTGGGACGGGCAGGGAAGAGAATGGAAATTCCAAAAGGATGTCAGCATTTCGGGACCAGACAGTGAGAAATGCGAACTGGTAACCCCAATCCTTACCTACGGGGACATTGAAACCCTGCAGGAACTGATAAGACTTTTAAGACACGCAGGTGCAAAGAGCGATTCCACAAGGGGGTGCGGGGTACACATTCACATCGGAGCCAAGGGACACACCCCGCAGACCTTAAGAAATCTGGCAAACATTATGGCGAGCCATGAGAGCCTTTTAGCAGATGCCCTTGCCCTCGACCGATACAGAATGAACCGATACTGCCGGACGGTTGACCCACAGTTTTTGGAGCAACTCAACAAGAAAAAGCCAAAGACCATGTCAGCACTTGCAGACATTTGGTATAAAAGCCAGAATGCAAGCTACGGCAGAGACCAGCATTACAATGACAGCCGATACCATATGCTTAACCTTCACGCAACTTTTACCAAGGGAACGGTTGAGTTTCGGCTTTTCCAGTTTGATGCTCCGGCTGACGGCAAGAAAAACGGACTTCATGCAGGACAACTTAAAAGCTACATTCAGCTTTGCCTTGCACTCAGCCAGATGGCGAAGGAAGTAAGAACTGCAAGTCCGAAACCACAGCAGAATGAAAACCCAAAATACGCAATGAGGACCTGGCTTCTTCGCTTGGGATTCATTGGGGATGAATTCAAAACAGCAAGGGACCTCCTTACCAGAAGGCTTGCCGGGGACACAGCTTTTAGAAACGGAAGGGCATAGCCTTCTGCTACCTTAAACATCTGACCGCATGGGCGGTCTTAAGGTGGTAGAAGGGTATTTCCTTCAGAAAGGATGGCGAGTATTATGCAGAAACGATACTACATTGCCTATGGCAGCAATCTAAACATCAGCCAGATGAGAATGCGATGCCCTCATGCAAGGGTAATCGGAACTTCGGTAATCCCGGATTATGAACTGCTCTTTAAGGGGAGCATGACGGGGTCGTACCTTACCATTGAACCCAAGGAAGGCTCAAGTGTACCCGTTGCCGTTTGGGAAACCACGGATGACGATGAGGCAAGGCTTGACAGGTACGAAGGTTTTCCTGCCTTTTACTACAAGGCGGAAATGACATTGCCCATTAAGGGAATACGAACGGGCAAGATAAGGGAACGAAAGGTTTATGTGTATATCATGCACGAGGACAGACCGATGGGACTTCCAACCTGCCGATATGTTTCCACCTGCCTTGAGGGATACCGTAACTTCGGATTTGACGAGGATGTTTTGTATAAGGCTATCGAGGATAGCAGAAGGAGATGTCATGAAGAAAAATAATCAAATGAAACAAAGGATATGCCCACGCTGCGGCAGTACTTACCATACTGCTCCAGCTTTATCAAGGGCAGACAATAAAACCTTTATCTGCCCGGATTGTGGTACAAGGGAGGCATTGGAGAGCATGGGAGTGGAACTTTCCGAACAGGAAAAAATACTGGAATCCATCCATAGCTGCCACTGTGAATAACTACACAATTTTACTTACACATCTTTGTGCAGGATATGCCCGGATAGTTGTTGCTATTATGTGCGTTTAGAGTGATATATAGTACAACGAAAAAACAAGGAGGGCAACAGCCATGACAAGATTTGAAAAGGATGTAATTGAAATTGAAGAAGGAAACGAAATCGAGGTACTTAAAAGAAGAAAGGCAGAACTTGAAGACCTTTACCAAAAAGGCAGATGCGAAAAGAATGCATTCAGAAGGCAGTGCATTGCACAGGAATACACAAGGAAGTTAGCTGAATACGAACAGCTTGACGGAATGTGTTAAAAAACGATTTTGAAACAGGGACTCTTCGGAGTCCTTTTTTCGTGGAAGGAAGTGAGGAGATGGCAAAGAAAAAGAAGAAGTTTATACCTACAGAGTTTATGGCGGAAGGGTCGCACTATGATGAAGACCAGGCTGATTATGTCGTAAATTTCATACAGTGCCTTTGCCATACCAAAGGAAAATGGGCAGGAAAGCCGTTTCTTCTTCTGCCATGGCAGGAGGAGATTATCCGTAATCTATTCGGAATTCTGAAAGCAGACGGCAAGAGACAGTTTACTACAGCCTATATCGAAATCCCAAAGAAGAACGGCAAGTCAGAGCTGGCGGCCGCTGTTGCACTGTATCTTCTGTTTGGGGACGGAGAGGCATCCCCAGAAGTGTATGGTGCGGCTGCCGACAGACAGCAGGCATCCATAGTCTTTGATGTTGGAAGAGTGATGTGCGAGATGACACCTGCCCTTGAAAAACGGAGCAAGATCAAAGGAGCAACAAAGAGGATTGACAACCTTTATAATAATGGATTTTACCAGGTGCTGTCGGCAGAGGTCGGAACCAAGCATGGACTGAATGTAAGCGGTCTTGTCTTTGATGAAGTCCATGCACAGCCAAACCGTAAACTGTATGATGTCCTTACGAAAGGTTCCGGGGATGCCCGTGAACAGCCACTGTATTTCCTTATCACTACAGCCGGAAATGATACCAATTCCATCTGTTATGAGCTGCATCAGAAGGCACTTGATATCATTGAGGGCAGAAAAACAGATCCGACATTTTATCCCGTGATTTATGGTGCATCCGAGGATGAGGACTGGACAGATCCGAAGGTGTGGGCAAAGGCAAATCCGTCCCTTGGAGAGACAATCCAGATGGAGAAGGTTGTAGCAGCGTGTGAGTCGGCAAAGCAGAATCCGGCAGAAGAGAACAGTTTCCGTCAGCTTAGGCTGAATCAGTGGGTCAAACAGGCAGTCCGGTGGATGCCGATGGATAAGTGGGATGCGTGTGCATTTCCTGTCAACGAGGATGAACTGGAAGGACGTGTATGTTATGGGGGACTGGACCTTTCAAGCACCACGGACCTTACCTCTTTCTGCCTGGTGTTTCCGCCGCTTGATGAGGATGATAAATATTATATCCTTCCATATTTCTGGCTGCCGGAGGAGACACTTGACCTGCGTGTCCGAAGGGATCATGTGAATTATGACCTCTGGGAGAAACAGGGGTACATTCAGACAACCGAGGGAAATGTAGTTCACTATGGCTACATTGAAAAATTCATAGAACGGCTTGGGGAGCGTTTCAATATCCGGGAGATAGCATTTGACCGATGGGGAGCAGTACAGATGGTGCAGAACCTTGAGGGCATGGGATTTAATGTGGTAGCAATGGGACAGGGATTTGCATCCATGTCCCCACCTACCAAAGAACTGATGAAACTGACATTGGAGCAGAAAATCGCACACGGCGGGCATCCGGTTCTTCGTTGGAACATGGATAACATATTCATCCGGACAGACCCAGCCGGAAACATAAAGCCGGACAAAGCAAAATCAACAGAAAAGATAGACGGTGCCATAGCCAGTATCATGGCACTAGACAGAGCAATCCGTTGTGGAAACGACACTTCTGAAAGTGTGTATGACACAAGAGGGTTGCTTGTTTTTTAAGGAGGTATCGCAATGGGAATATTCAGTGGAATTTTTAAATCGAGGGACGCACCCACAAACAGAACTGCAGGTAGTGCCTACAGTTTTTTTCTTGGACAGAGTGCTGCCGGGAAAAGGGTAAATGAGAGGTCGGCAATGCAGACATCGGCAGTGTATGCCTGTGTCAGGGTTATCTCGGAGTCGGTGGCAAGCCTGCCACTTCATCTTTACAGATACAACGAAGATGGCGGGAAGGAAAAGGCAGTCGACCATCCGCTGTACCATCTTCTGCATGATGAACCGAATCCGGAAATGACAGCTTTTTCTTTCTTTGAAGCGGCGCTTACCCATCTATTGCTGTGGGGAAATTTTTACAGCCAGATTATCAGAAACGGAAAGGGAGAGGTTATGGGTCTTTACCCACTCATGCCTGACAGGATGACGGTAGACCGGGATGAGAGAGGACAGCTTTATTACGAATACATGGTAAGTTCCGATGATGCACCTACAAATAAGGGGTCAACAGTCAGGCTGAAACCGGAAGATGTTCTCCACGTTCCGGGATTATCATTTGACGGTCTTGTCGGATATTCTCCCATCGCAATGGCAAAGAATGCAATCGGACTTGGCATCGCAGCAGAGGAGTATGGTTCGAAGTTTTATGCCAACGGGGCTGCTCCAAGTGGTGTACTGGAACATCCGGGAACACTGAAGGATCCAAGCAAGGTAAGGGAGAGCTGGACACAAACCTTTGGAGGTTCTGCAAATTCCAATAAGGTGGCCGTCCTTGAAGAAGGCATGAAATATACTCCTATATCTATCAATCCATCCGAGGCACAGTTCCTTGAAACAAGAAAGTTTCAGGTTACGGAGATATGCAGGATATTCCGTGTGCCCCCGCACATGGTTGCTGATCTGGAGAAGAGTTCCTTCTCCAATATCGAACAGCAGTCCCTGGAGTATGTGCAGTACACATTACGTCCATGGCTTACAAGGCTGGAACAGGCAATGGCACGAAGGCTTTTCACGGAAGAAGAAAAGAAACATTACTTCATCAAGTTTAATGTGGACGGGCTTCTTCGCGGGGATTACCAGAGCCGTATGAACGGCTATGCAACGGCAAGGCAGAACGGATGGATGTCGGCAAATGACATCAGGGAACTGGAGAATCTTGACCGAATTCCGGCTGAACTTGGAGGAGATTTATATCTTATTAACGGCAACATGACAAAACTTGAGGATGCAGGTATTTTTGCAGCATCGGCTGAAAAAGGAGAGGAGGATTCCGATGAAGAACAGGAAGTTCTGGAACTGGAAGAGCAAAAAGACGCTCAACCGGGAAACAAACGAAGAAGTCATAGAACGAATACTTGAACTGCATGGGACGATTGCAGAAGAGAGCTGGTTTGATGATGACCTTACACCACAGATGTTTAAGGATGAATTAAATGCCGGGAGTGGAGACATCACGGTATGGATTAACAGTCCTGGTGGTGACTGTGTGGCGGCAGCACAGATTTACAATATGCTCGCAAATTACAAGGGGAATGTCACGGTCAAGATTGACGGCATTGCCGCATCGGCAGCATCAGTTATTGCAATGGCGGGAAATACCGTACTTATGTCCCCTGTTTCCATGATGATGATTCATAACCCTGCCACATCAGCCTTTGGTGATCATGTAGAGATGCAAAAGGCCATCGAGATGCTTGAAGGGGTCAAAGATTCCATCATAAATGCATACACCCTGAAAACAGGAATGTCGAGGGCAAAATTGTCCCGGCTTATGGACGAGGAAACATGGATGGATGCAACAAAGGCCGTGGAACTTGGCTTTGCAGATGACATCATCACAAGGGATGCATTTCCGGAAAAAAAGGAGGATGAAGAGTCAGAGAAAGATAAAAGCACTGAAGAGGATGAAGAAAAGAAATCATCCGATTCCGTGCTTTTTTCACGCAGGGCTGTAAACAATGCCCTTTTCAACAAGCTGGAACAGCATTACAAAAAGCCGGGCGTGGATGTAACCGGACAGGCTGAAATCCCTGCCCCAGAAGTAACTGACGGTGTATCTGCAGATGAAATCAGAGACCGTTTAGACCTTATCAAAAAGTATATTTAAGGAGGACTGTATCATGACAGTAAAAGAATTAATCGAGAAGAGAGCAAAGGCATGGGAAACTGCAAAGGACTTTGTGAACACCCATGAAGACAAGAACGGCAATTTATCCGCCGAAGATGCTGCAACTTACAGCAGAATGGAAGCTGAAATCGAGGAACTTACCAATTCCATCGACAGACAGCAGAGGGCAGAGAGAAGGGAACAGGAACTTTCAAAGCCTGTAAATTCCCCTATCACCGGAAAGCCTTATAAGGACGAGCCACAGGGAGAGAAAAAGACTGGACGTGCGTCCGATGAATACAGACAGGCCATGCTTACGGCAATGCGTACCAATTTCAGACAGGTGGCAAATGTACTGCAGGAAGGTGTGGATGCCGATGGAGGTTATCTTGTTCCTGTGGAGTATGATAACCGACTGATTGATGTCCTTACCGAAGAGAACATCATGCGTGGTCTTGCCACCAAGATTACCACATCCGGGGAGCATAAGATTAACATCGCAGCTACCAAGCCAGCAGCCGCATGGATTGAGGAAGGTGGGGCATTGTCCTTCGGGGATGCAACCTTTGACCAGATCTATCTGGATGCTTTCAAACTTCATGTTGCAATCAAGGTAACAGAGGAGCTGCTTTATGATTCTGCTTTCAATCTTGAAAGCTACATAATCACGGAGTTTGGTAAGGCACTGGCAAATGCAGAAGAGGATGCTTTCTTAAATGGTGACGGAAAGGGCAAGCCCGTCGGTATCTTTGACAAGACAGCAGGCGGTCAGTCAGTTGGTACTCTTTCTGCAGCACTGAAGTCTGATGATTTGCTTGACCTTGTGTACGGTCTTAAGAGACCTTACCGTAAGAACGCATCCTTTATCATGAACGATGCCACCCTGGCACAGATTCGTAAGCTGAAGGATAATAACGGTGCCTATATCTGGCAGCCTTCCTACCAGGTGGGAGAGCCGGACAGAATCCTTGGCTATAAGGTAAATACTTCTGCTTATGCACCTACGGATGCGATTTCCTTCGGTGATTACAAGTATTACAACATTGGTGACCGTGGTACCCGTTCCTTCAAGCAGCTCAACGAGTTATTTGCCGGGAATGGAATGATTGGTTTTGTTGCCAAGGAGCGTGTGGATGGCAAGTTAATCCTGCCGGAAGCTGTAAAGGTTCTCGGACTTAAGGCGGACACACAGTCAGCAAAAGCCTGAGTAAGATAAGGGGGTCGCAAAATGCGACCTCCTGCATTTAACGGAGGTGCGACATGATAATTTCACTTGAAGAAATGAAGAATTATCTTCGTATTGATTTTGACGATGACGATGCACTTCTTGAAAATCTGATTCTTTCTTCCGAGCGTCTGTGCATGGATATTGCAAGAATTAAAAGCAGGTCTGTTTTTGAAAAAAAGGATACTGCAAAGATTGCGGTCATGTATGCCGTGGCATATCAGTATGAACACAGGGAGGACTGTGACCATCATGCACTTACCATGTCACTCCGTTCCCTGCTTTCGGGTATCAGAAAGGTGGGATTTTGATGGAAGTATCACTATTAAATGTAAGAATTACCTTTCAGAAAAATGAGGTTGTTTCCGACGCCATCGGTAACCACAGAAATCAGTGGACGGATTACTATTCCTGCTATGCCACGGTAAGCGGTGAGAGTGGTTCGGAAAAGAATGTGGCAGCCAATACACTTTATGATTCTGACCTTGCTTTTACGGTCAGATACTGTAAGGCCTTAAAGGATGCCGACACCACAAAACTCCGTGTAATTTTTCAGGGTGAACCTTATGATATCACATTCATCGACCACATGAATTTTAAGAATAAGTGTCTGAAATTCAGATGCCGGAAAGTGAGGAGATAGCATGGCAAATGTATCAATTGACAACATGGCTTCGGAAATCATGAAAGGTCTGATGGAATATAAGAATCTTGCCACGGCTGACATGAAGACTGCCGTAAGGAAAGCCGGAAGAACGGTAAAAAAGGATATTCAGGCAAACGCTCCAAAGAAAACAGGTGCCTACTCGAAGAGCTGGACAGTGAAGACCACAAAAGAGACCTCTGAATCTTTGGAACTTACGGTGTATTCTCCGAAAAAATATCAGATTGCACATCTTCTTGAGAAAGGTCATGCCAAAAGGGGTGGTGGAAGGACAAAGGCAGTTCCCCATATTGCTCCGGCGGAAGAGAGTGCAGTAAAGGAACTTGAGTCAGACATCAGGAAGGCACTTGGAGGTTAGGAATGGAAGAGCTAGTCAAAATCATGGAAGAAACGGGTATTCCTTTTGCATATGACCACTTTGCAGAAGGGGAAAGTCCTGCCCCACCGTTTATCTGCTACCTATTGCCGGATGACGATAATTTCGCAGCCGATGGTAGGGTTTATTACAGAATAAGTGGAGTAAGGATAGAACTGTATACGGATTTCAAAGACCCGTCTTTGGAAAAAAAAGTAACCGCCGTGCTTGACAGCCACGGCATTTTTTATGCTCAGTCGGAGGTATGGATAGAGGAAGAAAAACTCTATGAGGTTGCCTTTGAATTTGAGATGCCAGTTTAAGGAGGTAAGCAGAATGGCTAATAAGAAGAATAAGGTAAAGTACAACCTTAAAAATGTACACTACGCACTGCTGAATATAGATGAAGAGGGCAATGTGACATATGCCACACCTGTTCCGATTCCGGGTGCGGTATCCATCGGACTAGATGCAAATGGCGAACCGAGCAATTTCTACGCTGACGGATATGCCTATTACACCATCAGTAACAACATGGGTTATGAGGGTGACCTTGAGATTGCAATGGTGCCGGAGTCATTCCGTGTGGATGTTTTGAAGGAAGAACTGGATGACAATAAGGTCCTTGTGGAGAATGCAAATGTGGAGACCGCCAATTTTGCACTCTTGTTTGAGTTTGACGGAGATATCAAGAAAATTCGTCATGTTCTATATAACTGTGCGGCAAGCCGTCCGTCCATTGAATCACAGACCAATGAGGACGAGATTGAGGTACAGACGGAGACACTTTCCCTTAAGGCAACACCGCTTGCCAACGGGTATGTAAAGGCAAAGACGGGGGATGATACCACGGATACCGTATATCAGGACTGGTATAAGAGCGTGTATCTTACTTCAAAAACTCCCGTAGAAAGTGAGGAGCAGTCATGAGTATTGTAAGAAATGTGGAGATAGATGGTAAGCAGGTGCCGTTTAAGGCATCTGCAGCCATTCCGAGAATTTACCGTATCAAATTTAACAGGGATATTTATAAAGACCTTCGTTCTTTGGAGAAAGCAGTGGGCGGAGGGGATGAGAATAATTCAAACCTTGATTTATTCTCTTTGGAGATGTTTGAGAACATTGCCTATGTAATGGCCAAACACGCAGACCCCAATATCCCGGACACCCCGGAAGAGTGGCTTGATGAGTTTAACACATTTTCCATTTACCAGGTACTTCCTTCCATAATCGAATTATGGGGATTGAATGTACAGACGGATGTGGAGTCTAAAAAAAACTTCGCCCGACTGACCGCCAAATGACAACCCCTTTATTTCTGCTTCGATGTGTACAGCTTGGCATAAGCATCCGTGACCTTGACCTGCTTACGATTGGTCTGGTTAACGATATGTACGCAGAGAACGGAAACGATGATTACAAGGGATATAAGGAGCTGGCAACACAGGAAGACTTCGACCGATTCTGATTGAGATATCAGTCTTTTTCTGTTATAATTTTTTGTAGAAAAAGGCTGATAACAGTCAGATAAAAATAAGAATTTTGTGGAGAAAAGAATCTATGGAAAAACAAGAATATGTAGAAGAAATAGAGTTGATAAAGGAACAAAATAATGTAGAATTTGAAATATATCCTATGGCAGTTGAAATAATACAACCAACGATAAAAAGTTTATCTAAAAGATATGTTTTTGCAAGAAGAAAGTCAGATAGAGGACAAATATATTATGGTTTAAGTAGTTTCCCAGATGTTGCTATATTAGATAAGAAATTTAATAATGTCCCGAACACAAGTATTAGTGAAGAGGAATGGTCTAAACTTCGAGGGTGTCTTGAAGTTAAGGCATTGTATAATAGTTTGATCACAAAGAAAGAAATTCGAGACGTTTTAGAAAATAAACCTCAAAAACTTGAAAAAGAAGGTATGGGACAACTCATTGGAGAAATTCTATGGTATAAAAAGGTGCTTTATACAAATGGAATAGAGTGGAGATATCTTCATATTGACGATTATAACGACAAATTAAGAGATACGGTTATTACCATAGCCAATAATAGAATTAAATTTGAAAAAGAGAATCCCAAAGAAACGTTTGATTGGTGGGAAAGTTTTAGGAATATGAAATTCAATATTGTTATTGTGGATGAATGTATAACAGAAAATTGTATAGAAAATTGGGAAGATTTTATTGATAAAATCCAACAAATAGACTGGAAATAAAATTTCAGTTTGGTTTAGAGAATGAACAGAAATTTTAAAGTAAATATTTGTAATTGAAGTATGAGCATCGGCAGAAATGTCGGTGCTTTTATTATGCCTATTTTTACGGGAAGGAGGATGACCGATGGCAAGCAGAATACAGGGTATTACCGTGGAGATTGGTGGGGATACCACGAAATTGCAGACCGCCCTTAAAGGGTTGAACGGAGAAATCAAGTCTACCCAGACACAGCTTAAGGATGTAGAAAAACTGTTGAAAATGGATCCAGGTAATACAGAACTTCTTGCACAGAAGGAAAAACTCCTGGCACAGGCTGTTGAAGAGACAAAGCAGAAACTGGAAACTCTAAAAACAGCAGCAGAGCAGGCTAATACAGCGCTTGCGAATGGGGATATTTCACAGGAGCAGTACGATGCCCTTCAAAGAGAAATTGTAGAAACAGAGCAGAACCTGAGAAGTCTTGAAACACAGGCAAATCAGTCTGCTACGGCACTCCAGAAGATTTCTGCCACGGGCGAGAAGATGAAAACGGTGGGAGATAACATTTCTTCTGCCGGGCAGAAACTTCTACCGGTCACTGCAGGTGTGACGGCACTTGGAACGGCATCCGTTGCCACGGCTGCAAACTTTGAAAGTTCCATGAGTCAGGTGCAGGCTACAATGGGAATTACCAAGGATTCCATGTCTACCCTTGACGGACAGAGTGTTAATACGATGGACGCTTTATCCAACCTTGCAAAGGAGATGGGAGAGTCTACCGCTTTTTCCGCCTCAGAGTGTGCCGAGGCTTTAAACTATCTTGCGCTTGCAGGATATGACACACAGGAAATGGCAGACACGCTTCCAACTGTTCTAAACCTTGCGGCGGCAGGCGGGATTGACCTTGCGTCTGCATCTGATATGGTAACGGATGCCATGTCAGCACTTGGCATGGAAACTTCGGATGCAGACAAGATGGTAGACCAGATGGCAAAGACGGCTTCTACCACAAATACATCCGTTGCACAGTTGGGGGAAGGTATCCTTACCATTGGTGCGACTGCCAAGTCTGTCAAGGGCGGAACGGCAGAATTGAATACGGCACTTGGTATCCTTGCAAACAACGGTATTAAGGGAGCAGAGGGTGGCACACATCTTCGAAACATCATTCTGTCATTGCAGAACCCTACCGATAAGGCGGCTGCCAGCATGGAACAGCTTGGTGTCGATGTATATGATTCCGAAGGAAATATGCGCTCTCTGAATGATATCCTCGGAGATTTAAATACAAGCATGGATGGTATGACCTCGGAAGAAAAATCCAATATCATATCAAACATTTTTAATAAGACAGACCTTTCTTCCGTAAATGCTTTACTGGCCAATACGGGAAGTACATGGGACAGTCTTCAGGAGTCCATCACAAACAGCGGTGGTGCTGCACAGCAGATGGCAGATACACAGCTTGATAACTTACAGGGTCAGTTAACACTTTTAAAGTCAGCTCTTGAAGGGCTGGCTATTTCTTTTGGTCAGTTACTGATGCCTGCATTAAAAAGTATTGTAGGTGCAGTGCAGAGCGTGGTGGACTGGCTGAACTCCCTTGATGAGGGAACGAAGAAGTTCATTGTAACGGTTGCACTTGTAGCCGGGGCGTTGGGACCAGTACTCATCATCATTGGAAAGGTAATATCAGCAGTCGGTACGATTATGACGGTTGTTCCGAAGATTGCAGGAGTAATCAATGTGGTAAAAGGAGCATTTGCTGCCCTGAACACCACAATGCTGGCAAATCCGATATTCCTGATTATTGCAGCCATCACGGCGCTTGTGGCTGCGTTCATTTATCTGTGGAATAACTGTGAGGGATTCCGGCAGTTCTGGATTGACCTCTGGGAGAATGTAAAGCAGATAGCCATTACGGTGTGGAATGCAATCAAATCGTTCTTCTCGGCAGTTTGGGAGGGAATTAAGTCCATATTTACAACGGTGCTTGGAGTCATCAAAACGCTGGTAACTACCTATTTTAATTTCTATAAAACTATTATAGAAACCGTGCTGAATGTAATAAAGACCGTGATTACCACAGTGTGGAATGCCATCAAGGGTGTTTTTACCACGGTATTCAATGTGATAAAAACCATCATTACCACGCAGTTCAATATCTATAAAACCATTATAGAGACTGTGCTGAATGTGATAAAAACAGTGATTACCAATGTGTGGAATACCATAAAGACGGTTGTTACTACAGTGATGAATGCCATTAAGACTGTGTTTACCACAGTGTGGAATGCAATCAAGACCATCATATCCGCCGTGGTAAGCGGTATAAAGGGACTGATTACTGGGGATTTCACGGCAGTGAAAAATTCCATCACTACCATCATGAATACTATCAAGAGTACCATCAGCACGATATGGAATACCATAAAAAATACATTTTCTACGGTTCTTGGTGCTATTAAGAATTGTGTTTCTAATGTATTCAATGGAATCGTCAATGCCGTAAAGGGAGCAATGACGAATGTGCTGAATGCCGTAAAGAATGGTTTCACGAATGTTAAGAACCATATCACGGGACTTGCTTCACAGGCAGTTACCTGGGGAAAGGATTTAGTCATGGGACTTGTGAACGGTATTAAAAGCTGCATCGGTGCAGTGGGAGATGCCGTAAAGAGCGTGGCAGATAAGATTAAGTCATTCCTTCATTTCTCTGTGCCGGATGAGGGACCTTTGACGGAATACGAGTCATGGATGCCTGACTTCATGGACGGACTGGCAAAAGGAATTAATAAGAGTAAAGATGTGGTGGCAAAGGCTGTGGAAGGGGTGTCGCAGGATATGGTTATCAATCCGAATGTGAGTGCAACCACATCGGCAATGGAAACCACATCACGCTCATCGGCTCGAAACACGGCAGACATTGTGGGAGCAATCCGTGAGGCATTCGCCGGAATCAATCTGAATGGTGGGGATACAGTTATCCCGGTTTATATCGGAGGAACAATGCTTGATGAAGTGATTGTATCCGCACAGCAGAGAGCAAATATCAGAAGTGGAGGAAGGTAGAATGGCATATATGCAGTATTTGGTGTTCAACGGAAATAACCTGCCACTGCCGGACTCTTATTCAGTAGATCTGGCAGATGTGGAGGCCGATACGGGAGGAGAAACAGAAGCGGGAACTACACAGAGGGATGTTGTAAGAAGCGGAGTGGTTACCATTTCCGTTTCTTTTTCTGTTTCTCCGAATTGGTTGAAAAAGCTCACGGCATATTCGAAGATGGCAAAGATAACCGTGCAGTATTTTGATACGGAAACATTGGAACTAAAGGAAACAGAGATGTATATTTCAGGATTCAAGGCAGCACTTAAGAAGGATACTTCTTATAAAGGCTTATGGACGGTGTCCTTTACGCTGAATGAAATGTAACGGGGGTGGCATTGTGTTTGATGTATCTGAGAAGTTTAAAAATGCAGTAAGGCAGAATACAAGAAAATATGAGTGGCACGGAACGATTACAACCAAGGGTGGCAGGGTGTATGAATTTGGTGCAAAAGACATTGTGAAAGGCTCCGGGTATATTAAGTGGCAGTGCTGTTCTGATACGGAAATCGAACTCGGAACTGTGTATGCTGCGGAAATGGGAATAAGCCTGTTTTCCGAAATAGACAGATATACATTGGAAGATGCTGTGGTAAGGCTTTTTTATTCGCTTACTTTATTGGATGGTACGGTTGAAACCATACCGATGGGAGTATTTGAAGTGTCTGAGGCGAACCGGGGAATAAGAACCCTGGAGATTAAGGGGTATGATTATATGCTCCGATTTGAAAAAGCAATGAAACTGGAGTCCTCAAGCGGTACACCTTATCAGTTCTTAAAGATTGCCTGTGATACCTGTAAGGTGGAAATGGCACAATCGGTGACGGAGATTACGGCATTGCCGAATGGCGGAACAACGCTTGGAATTTATGCGGATAATGACATTGAAACATTCAGGGATTTGATTTTTTATGTGGCACAGGTAGTCGGATGTTTTTGCCAGATTGACCGTTATGGAAGGTTTGTGTTAAAGCAGTATGACAATAAACCTGTATTGACAATTCCGCAGAAAGAACGGTATGACAGCAATTATTCTGATTTTGTAACAAGGTATACGGCAGTATCCTCAACAAACCAGACAGACCAGACATCAGAGTATATCGCAATGGAAACGGATGATGCATTGACCATGAACCTTGGAATCAATCCCCTGATGCAGTTTGGTCTCAAATCTACAAGGGAGAGAATGCTCCGGGAAATACTGACGGCACTTCAGAAGGTAAATTATGTTCCATTTAACAGTACCACGATAGGAAATCCGGCATTAGAGCCGGGAGACATCCTGCAGTTTACGGGTGGACACGCTGATGAAGATAAGGTCAGTTGTATCACAAGTATGGAGTGCAGAATTTATGGAAAGATGTCCATAAAATGCGTTGGTAAGAATCCAAGACTTGCAGGTGCAAAGAGTAAGAATGAAAAGAATATTACGGGTCTTTTGAACTCGGTGGAGAGTGGAAAAACCGTTGTATATAACTTTGTAAATGTCAGTCCGTTTAATATAGGACAGTCGCTGACAAAGGTGATGGATATTGATTTTACGGCTACGGAGGACACAACGGCAGCTTTTCACTGTGAGATGTTGCTTGAGGTCATTAAGCTGGAAGAAGAAAGAGAAACGGAAGAGGTAATTATCGAAAATCCTGAACTTTCCATCATCTATAAAATGAATGGAGAAACCGTTGATAATTTTATGCCGACCAAAAACTGTATTTACGGAAAGCACATTGTGACCCTGTTCTATCCCATAACGAAGGTTATAGAGAAGAGTTCCAATACATTTTCCATGTATCTGAAAATATCGGAAGGCTCAGTGAAGATAGGAGAGGCACAGATAAGGGCAACCATAAGCGGACAGGGACTTGCTGCAGGACTTGGAGACTGGAACGGTCGCATCAATATCAATGAGAATATCGGATTTGTAAAAATCAGTGATGTTCCGTTTGTGGCTGATGCGTTTGAGGATAAGCTGACTGTTGCATTTCCAAATATTCGAAGGTCGGGTATATCACAGTCTATAGGAAACATTGCCATTACGGAGATGGACTTTGGTGTGGATACCTTTACCGACAGGACATGGATTGCAGAGATACTTCGCACCTTTGTTCTGACTTCCATCAGGGGAAATCCAAAGTATAACGGTTATGTGACGGTAAACAGTAATGAGCAGTTTGTATTACGAAAACGGCATAGTCTTGCATCAGCTCCAGAGTCCTTGGAACATGGATTTATGGAAAATCTGCTGATTGACACATCCTTCTTGGAATCGGTGGAGCAGATTACAGTGAATGGAACATCGGAAGGTTACAGATTACAGAAAGTAATCAATGCATCAGATACTTCCGTTAAAGTGCCGGAGGAAGTGGATACTACGCATGGTTTCTTTGAACTTAAAGCAACGGTGACCGAAGAGCAGACATCTGTATCTTTGGAAACAGACAGCGGATTTATGGAAAGTCTTGTGGTAGACACATCAAAATTTGACGGTGTGAAAGGAGTGGAATTTGGCTTATGAATTATGACAGTGTAAATGAAATATTCGCTGCAGGGGTAACGAACATGACCTGCCTTTTGCAGAATAGTAACAATTATGACGGAGGTACTCTTGCTGTCAATGGAGCAGATTTTCTGCTCTTTAAGGACAGTAAGGTATCCTCCATTTTTGCACATGGGGATTCTTACTGGGGAATTGGCACGGATACATCAAACTTAAAAATCAATAACAGGGACTCCAGAATGCGTTCCCTGTACCGTGAAGAAGGAACATTATACAGCTATTACCGATTCCTAAAGATACGCTGGGAAGGCTGGTCCCATTACAATGCATCCGGGGTGGATTATCAGATTAAATATGATCTTATTTTCTGGGATACCGGGGACATCACCCTTCATATGATTGATGTGCCGATTTCCTGTTATGATGGAGCATTTGATTTTGTGGCAGATAAGACCTACACCTTTACAAAACCGACAGATGCCTCCCCGGATATTACATTTCAGTATTACCCGGAATCAAAGACTTATGAAATAAAGTACACCCCAATAGATTTGCTTGTTCCGTTTAAGGTGCTGATAAGGGATGGAGAGGGAGTACTTTATACAGTACAAAACGAGTTAATAAACGAAGAAAGTGGGGAATGTGAGGATGTGCTTGTTGCCTTGGAAGAAACGGAAATAACCTCTCTGTTATTTAAGACAAGAGGATTTCAGAAACTGCCTGACTGGGAACTTATAAAGGAACTGACATTGCCGGAAGTCTTAAGCTGGAGTGACAGCAGGGCATTTCCGCTTAATGCCATGATTACGGGAACGCCGCCCAAACAGTATATCGAATGTATGGCTGATTTATCGGATGAAACAGTCCTTGGTATCAAGGCGCTGAATGCGGAGTATACGGGAGATGTCACGGTACAGTACAGTTATGATGGAGAAGCCTATACGGATGAAGTGCCGATGGCTGATTTTTTGCTTATGGATTTGGAGGTCCTTTTTGCGGGACTGTCAGAAAGCAAGACAATCACATTCAGATTCTGGTTGGCAGGGGATGCAACACTTACCACTTTTATTATGAATTACAGAAATGGAGATGATGACGATGGCAAAACTGATGGGAACAACTAAGATTGAACTTACCGATGTGAAAACAGGGGAAAAGGAAGTGTATGAAAACCACAACATGGTTACCAATGCCCTGACGGATATCTTCAGACCGCTTGGCCTGTCGAACCGTCCAAACAGATACTTCAGCGAGTTTGTGCCATACTACCAGACACTACTTGGAGGAATTTTGTGCTTTGACAAGGAAATCCCGGAAAATCCGGATGACTATTACCCTCCGGCTGATGCCAGTCTGATAGGATGTGCTGCGTATGGGGTACAGAATAACACAAAAAATACGTGCCGTGGTGGGTTTAATCAGACGGAATCGGAAGTGAACCTGAAAGACCGCTATGTGAAATATGTGTATGATTTTGCTACCAGTCAGGCTAACGGTACAATTGCAAGTGTGTGCCTCAGTCATAAAAACGGTGGGTTTACATCGTACGGATATAAGAATGCAGAATATACGACAAGCTATCCGCTGATGCAGAGTATAGCAGAGGATACATTACAGTATGTCTACCCGGACAGAACAGGTGCGTCTACAAGCAGCAGATATTCAGGCATGACGATTGGAACAACGGAACTGATTTTCCTGATTGACCGTGAACAGGATTGTGCCTATTACTTTAAGGTTGCAGATAAAAACCATATCCACATCACAAAGAGGAGAACATTTCTGAAATCCGTATCCATTTTGGATAATGTTTTTTATAAGAAGCCTTTGATAAAAGAGATAGAAATAAGTGAACTGACATCACCGCTTCGTATCGGATACTGGGGATATAATTATGATCCGACAAATGACTGCTTATATATAACCACGGCAAATGAATACAGGATTGCACCGAATGGAACATTTCTTGTGACGGAGATTAAACTGGACAGTTGGGAGGTTAAGCAGTATGAAGTAACGAATACCACGGATGTTTACATCCAGTCAAACAGTAGCTGGCATATGTATGTATATGAGGGATTTCTTTTTGTAAGAGGGTATGATTCCCCGTATGAATTATACAAGATTCAGATAAACAATCCTGCTAATGTTGTGAAGTTCAAAAGAATAAACACAGGAGCAGTTTCAGGATATCCGAAAGCATATATCAACGGCCGCCTTTATTATGAATGTAATGATGATCAGCTTTTAATCGCAAACACAACAACGAATGAGATTATTACCCCGGAGGCAAAGTCACTGTTTAACAGCAGTCACGAAATGAACCTGACCCCGGTAAGGAATGAACCGTTGTTGTATTTTGGTGATTATGGAACATGGTCAACCTCCGGGTGGTATATGATATGTAATTATCTTGCCACCATCAATAATCTGGATGTCCCGGTTACAAAGACGGCAGATAAGACAATGAAAATCACATACATTTTGCAGGAGCAATAATCGATGATAAGGCAGTCCATAGAGGGCTGCTTTTTTCATACACAAATTTATGGAAGGAGAGATTTTATGAATGGAGAAATCAAAGAAATCATTGCATGGCTTGGGGCACTTGGCATTCCTACAATCTTTGCAATGGCTTCGTGGTGCATTAAGTGCTGCGTGCAGTACACAAAGCAACTCAAAGTTTTAGCAAAAGCACAGCAGGCTCAGATGAGGTCACAGCTTCTGGAACAGTACCACTTCTACATGGATTCTGGCTGGATTAGCGAGGAGCATATGGAAGATTGGGAAAATCAGTACAAGGCATACCACAGCCTTGGGGAGAACGGCATCCTTGATAGCCGTAGGGAACAGCTTTTACAGTTACCAAACAAAAAGAAGGAGGAACAGGACAATGAGTAATTACTGGAAAAACTGGATTAAGGCGTCGGGAGTAAGAGCCGTCAAGACGGTGGCACAGACTGCCGTGGCAACAATCGGGACATCTGCCGTGTTGGGAGATGTGAACTGGGTAATGGTTGCGAGTGCATCAGCTTTGGCGGGTATCCTGTCACTGCTTACAAGTATTGCAGGTATCCCAGAAGTGAAGGGAGATGATGAGTAATATGAAACTTGTGGAGAGCATTCTTACAAAAAATCCGTGCTATAAAGCCAGGAGAAAGATTACAGTGAAAGGGCTGATGTTACATTCGGTTGGCTGCCCCCAGCCGAAGGCATCAGCCTTTATTAATTCATGGAACAGTGAGTCATTTGACAGAGCCTGTGTCCACGGATTTATTGATGGAAATGATGGAACGGTATATCAGACACTCCCTTGGGACCACAGAGGATGGCACTGCGGTTCTTCCATCAATGGAAGTGGAAACAATACCCATATTGGCATAGAAATGTGTGAGCCTTCCTGCATTACCTATACAGGTGGTGCATCATTTAAGTGTTCTGATTTGGATACTGCAAAGGCTGTGGTAGAAAGAACCTATAAGGCAGCCGTGGAACTGTTTGCCATGCTTTGTCAGAAGTTTGGCTTGGATCCACTTGCAGATGGTGTCATTATCAGCCATAAGGAAGGCTATGCAAGGGGAATCGCATCCAACCACGGTGACCCGGAGCATTTGTGGAGTCAGCTTGGAATGGGATACACAATGGATATCTTTCGTAAGGCTGTGAAAAAGCAGATGGATTGTTCTTCAGATGTGACATCCGGCACGCAGGCAGATGTGTTTGCAGGACTTTCTGAAAAGGATGCCATTCCGATTATTGGTAATCTCTGCCGTGAGGATATGAAAAAGAGTGGTATTCTCGCATCCATTTCTGCTGCACAGTTTATTTTGGAATCAGGGTACGGCAAGAGTGAACTTGCCCAGAAAGCCAACAATATGTTTGGCATGAAGAAATCCCTGTCCGGGAATGCATGGGGCGGTTCTTCCTGGGATGGTACAAGCATTTACACCAAAGAAACAAAGGAGCAGAATGCCGATGGCAGCTATGAAACCATCAAGGCAGATTTCAGAAAATATCCTTGTGTTGAGGATTCCGTTGCAGACCATTCTGCCTATCTGCTTGGAGCAAAGAACGGAAAGTCACTCCGTTATAAGGGCATCAGGGGTATGACGGAATACAAAGCAGTGGCACAGCTTATCAAGGATGGCGGTTATGCGACTTCACTTACTTATGTGGAGAAGTTATGTTCCATTATTGAGAAGTGGAATCTGACACAGTATGATGTTTCCGATGCTAATGTTTCTGCACCTTCAAAATCAGATACGGTGACTGATTTTCCGTCTACACCATTTACGGTAAAAGTCATTGTGGATGATTTGAATTATCGTTCACAGCCTTCCATGAAAGGAAAAGTCAATGGGCAGACAGGCAAGGGTGTCTTTACCATTGTGGAAGTAAAGGACGGATGGGGCAGGCTCAAGAGTGGAGCAGGATGGATTTGGCTTGAGAATCCTTCTTATTGTATTGTGCAGGAAACTGTTGCAGAGAAGAAAGAAACAGTAAAGTTAAAATCTGTTGATGAGATTGCAAAGGAAGTCATCCGTGGTGACTGGGGGAATGGAGCAGAGCGTAAGGAGAAACTTACGGCTGCCGGATATGATTATGCTGCTGTGCAGAAGAAAGTGAATAAACTTTTGGGATAACTGAATATGCAGGTTTTATGAGGCTCGGAGGGAGAAATCCTTCCGGGTCTTATTTTTTTTTGAAAAATTTTAAGAAAGCTGTCCAATCTGTGTTCTTCCCAAGGCTAATAGGTAGAGGGTCACAAGAAAAGAAACCCTCGGAAAGAGGTGACGGATATGAAACACAATTTGAAAATTAGTGTTTCCAAAGAGCCAAAAAAGAACGGTGTTGTCAGTTGCCGCAATATTACCGTGCGAGAACGCCTCTTGCGTTTTCTTCTCGGTGATAAGCAAAAACTGACCATTATCGTACCGGGTGATACCGTTTCGGAACTGGCTATAGCGGAAATCAAGGAAGGAGGACAAGTTCATGAGTAAAATGAGCGAACTTGCAGCAGAACTTTCAGAATTAAAGCGTTGTGGAGAAAGCCTTATCAGCATTTCTGAAACGCTGACACAGATGTTTAGTTCTGACTGCAAAGAAGACAAGGCAGAGCCAATTAAGGAGAACAAAGAGAAGAAGGAAGTGCAGCTATCCATTACGGATGTCCGTAAGGTGCTGGCAGAAAAATCACGTCAGGGACATACGGCAAAGGTCAAGGAACTCCTGATTAAATATGGGGCAGACAAACTGTCGGATATTGACCCGTCAAAATATGCAGCCCTGCTTGCGGATGCGGAGGTGCTGTGATATGGGAAAACACGCATTGCTCTCTGCATCAAGCAGCCACAGATGGCTTGCCTGTCCACCATCAGCCAGACTTTGTGCTGATAAAGAAGATAAGGGTAGCGAATATGCCAGACAAGGAACGGACGCACATATTCTTTGTGAGTATAAGCTAAAAAAACTGCTCGGCATAGATGCCAAAGATCCTACGGAGAACCTTTCCTATTATGATGAGGAGATGGAAGAATGTGCTGACGGATATGCGGGTTTTGTGGTGGAACAGCTTAAAAAGGTCAGGGAAACCTGTGCTGACCCGGTAGTGCTGATTGAACAAAGACTGGATTTCTCCAAATATGTAAAAGAAGGATTTGGTACTGGGGACTGCGTTATCGTAGCAGACGGCACGGTTTCTGTGATTGATTACAAGCATGGACTTGGTGTGCTTGTGTCAGCAGAAAAGAACCCTCAAATGATGTGTTATGCTCTTGGAGCATTGGAACTCTTCGATGGTATTTACGATGTGGATACCGTCAGCATGACCATTTACCAGCCAAGACGTGAAAATATCAGTACCTATACGATTTCAAAGGAAGAACTTATGAAGTGGGCGGATGAAATCCTTGCTCCTACCGCAGCACTTGCCTACGAAGGCAAAGGAGAATTTAAGGCAGGTGAGCATTGTAAGTTCTGCGGGGTCAAGGCAACCTGCCGCAAGCGTATGGAATACAACATGGAACTTGCCAGATATGATTTTGAAGTGCCTGCAACATTAAGTGAGGAGGAGATTGCAGTCATCCTGTCCAAAGTGGATGAACTTACCTCCTGGGCAGAAGATGTAAAGGAATATGCCCTCAAGCAGGCAGTCAGCGGAACCAGATACACGGGCTTTAAGGTTGTGGAAGGACGCTCCAACCGTAAGTACACCGATGAAACAAAGGTGGCGGATGTAGTAACAAAGGCAGGCTTTGACCCTTACGAAAAGAAAG